TATCGTCACAAAACCCGTGAAAAATGCGGGGGGGGGGCGATTGAAAACACATAAATCCAACTAATGAAAAATACATAAACACAATAATGGATTCTATTGTAAAATCTTGCTTCGATGGACCATGAACCTACGGCCCCGGCCCCTGCCGCGCCCCCCGCCAAAGTGGTCATCCCCAAAGACACCGTTACGCGTCTTCTCAAAGACATCCGCGATGTGATGACCGACTCTACATTAGACGAATGTGGTATTATATATCTTCACAGTGAAACAGATATATTGACTGGGTATGCGTGTATTGTTGGTCCAGCCGACACACTTTATTTCGGCGGGTATTACTTCTTCGTCTTTAAGTTCCCTACGAATTATCCGCATTCTCCGCCCATTGTCTCTTATTTGACGAATACAAAGAATATTCGGTTTCATCCTAATTTTTACACGAATAAGAAGGTGTGTGTCTCTATTGTGAATACATGGCGTGGAGAACAATGGTCCGGGTGTCAGACTATTCGGTCGGTGCTGATGACGTTTCAGTCGTTATTGGATAAAGAACCCCTGCTTAACGAACCGGGTATTCGAAGAGAACACAGCGATTTTGTCCCCTATCACACGATGGTTGAATATAACAATTATAAGTTTGCGTGTTTGACGTTATTGACGGAACTTACGACACACGTATGTATTGAAGCGGCGCTCGTTCCGGCGTTTCAGGAGTTCATGTTGCGCCATTTTAAAGAAAACAAACCGCGCATCCGAGAGATTTTGGCGGAACGATGTAAGACGTTTCCCGAAAAGAAAATGGTGTCGATTGGATTATATGGATGTATAACTACCGTTATTTCATATGACACAATACTAGAACATTACGACGCGACGGTCGCGGCCACATTGTAATACTTATATTTACACATAAACGTCGGATACCGACTTAAATTGAAATTAATTGTATCTATATACAATATAGTAGCCAACGTGCGATGCATTTCTGTTCGGTATGCTCCAATATGAATTATATCAGCATCACTCCTGAAAACGAGTTACAGTATTACTGTCGAAATTGTGGAAATATAGACAATACGATTGCTTCCGAAAATATATGTGTTTCAAAAGTCAATGTGAAGCATAAAACGACGCCGCAAACCTTTTCACAAGTGGTGAATAAATACACGAAGCTGGACCCTACACTGCCGCGGATTCATACAATGCGTTGCCCGAATGACGAATGTTCTAGCAACCAGGGCAATACCGGGGGCGGCGGCGCACCCAAGTCCGAAATTATTTATGTTCGGTATGATGACACCAACCTGAAATATGTATATTTGTGCGCAAAATGCGACAAGGTGTGGAATACCGAGCAGCACTAATAAAAATTCACGGCCGCCGAATGCTGCGAATGCCGCCGTATTTTTATTGTTTTACTATTATTCCACGCAAAACAATAAATTGAAACATAATAAAGTGTCATAATTATATATACATAACGCCACGAATGTCTATACCGGTTCCTCCCAAAAAACTGGTGTCACCTGCTGCTGCTTCTGCTGCGGTGGAGGATGATGATTCCGAAAATGAAGGAAATGTTCAGGTATTACCCGCAGTCGACGAAGACGAAGACGATGACACAAATACAAGTAATGACGCTTCGTCGGTAGACGACGATGACGCAGAACAAACCGACGACGACGAAGAAGACGACGAAGGCGCGGGCGCGGGCGCGGGTGGTCCTGGCGGCGCTGGCGGGGGGGATAGCGAGGGTGAAGACGGCGGCGCTGGCGGGGGGGGGGATAGCGAGGGTGAAGACGGCGGCGAAGCAAAAAAGAATATAAAGAAAAGGCGCGCAGCTTCCAAGAAAAATACCGAAGACGACCTCACATTACTAGGTGTTCCACATGGTATCCATTTTGACGATGATGAAGACGAAGACGATGAAGAAGACGAAGATGCCGACAATGATTCGTCGGAATATTTTCAGAAACTGAAATCAAATGTGCGCGAAAGTTATGTTGCGACATATCACCCCGAGTCATTATCTCACAATTATGATGAAATACAGACACTTTCGCGTGTTGTGCGAAATAGCGCCGGTGTCATCGTGGATGATTTACATCGAACCATTCCGATTATGACGAAATACGAGAAAACGCGGATATTGGGGCAACGCGCGAAACAACTAAATGAAGGCGCGCCCGCATTTATTAAGATAGATTCTACCGTAATCGACGGATACCTCATCGCGGTGAAGGAATTAGAGCAAAAGAAGACCCCCTTTATTATTAGGCGCCCATTGCCAAATGGTGGATCCGAATATTGGCGAATTCAGGATTTAGAGATACTCTAATCGTTGCTGTAGTATGGTGCTATACCAATAAACGGCTGAAAATGGCTGCGTTTATATGCTTGAGCACGTTGAAATTGCGTCGTGACCGGTTTAGTTTCATATTCATCCAATGATGATGATGAACTAGCCGTTGATGATGATGAAATCATTGTTTGGGATAAGTCGTCAAATGTAAACGGGCTTTGGTCGCCATTGGCGACATCGGCGTAGACGTTTTTTGTTGTAATGTCAGACGCATCCCTCGTTATACAACACCTAAAATATGTGTTTACTATAGTAAAAAATGAACAGGTCATATTTTACTATATAGATATTATTTCTTTATTTTAGCATTTCCAGCGCTTTCCGCATTCCAAACACGTCACAAATGTTGTCATAGGCTCATCAGCGGAACGAGTCTGAAGCTGGTAATATGTGCATTTCTTGGATTTACACTTATTACATGTGAAATTGTCGGTGGATGCCTCAATATTCGGCTCGTATTTCTGTTTGTCGCGAACCTTTTTATCTTCAATAAGCTGTTTCCATTTGTCGGGGCAAATCTCCTGATGCGTCATAAATGCGATCTCCTGTGAATTGATATTGCCGGACATAACCGCGCTCGCCACATCCGGTTTTTTCAGATTGATATAGACGGACCGCAGATGGTCGACATATAATGTAATAAAGAACGGGTTGGACCATTTCTTCACAATATTGTGCTTGGTTGCGTGCTGAATCGCCCAATTGAAAATACCCTTTTCGATATTGGTTGCGATGGGTTCGGTGGCGGTGTCCTGGGCGCCGCATTGTAAACGCTCGGCAATTCGTTTGCGCACTTCGGTGCGAAAATGTTCGGGGTATGCGATAGAATCAATCGTTGACATCAGATATGTTATATATATAACTCTTGATTTCTTTAATCAATTTTACTGGTCGGTCGGTCGGTCGGTCGGTCGGTCGGTCGGCCTTTAATCATACGAGTCTTCGCTTAATTCCGACTCACTTTCCTGTGCTAGGACTGGTTCTTCTACAGGCTTTTTGGCTTTTCCGCCCGCCGGTTTCTTACTCGCGGCGGGTCGCTTCGGTTTCGCAGTAATCTTGGCTACCGGTTCACTACCGTCCGTATCTGAATCTAATGTCGGCGGTGTATCCGATTCTGTCTCTGTTTCAGTTTCGGTTATAAACTCGCCTTCGGTCGATTCCGACTTCGACTTCGATTTTTTCCCCCGTATATTCCGTTTACAGCGTGGGGTGTCATCGTCAACAACAAATCCATCCTTCAAATATCCGCTACTCGTCTTTTTATACGCAGGGATTGAATCTAATTCGTCCACTTCATTTTCGTCTTCCGCCGCAGTAGCAGCCAAGTCTTCAAACCCGCCGAATAGAGCTTCATATATCTTATTCCATAATTCAATCGTCATATTGATGGCGTTCTCCTTATCTATTCTGGCTACAAGTGCGATATTTCCAAAGAATAAATCTTCGTCTAATGGCGGCGGCAATTCGTATTTATTCTCTTGTCCTGCGCGTCCGCTGGATTTCGCCCAAATATCCACGTAAATGTGTCTAGGCGAAGCGGCGGTGGCGTGTTTATTCCGGTATTTCCATGTATGGCAACACGAAAACCCTTCATGATTTCTGTATCCACATTTTTTAGATAACAGAACGGTAAGCTCTCCGATGGTAGTCTCGATTTTTGTATCAACGACGCATTCTGAAAGAGAACCGGTTTTTGAAATAATAACAATCGTAGTCGAGGATGTCATTTCCTTGTGTATAAAATACGCGAATTGTTTCTATATTGTTTCGCGGCCGGACCCACCCCCCCGTGACGAAATGACATAAACATAACCCGTGATGATATTATAGTAATGAACAATTTCCGCGCACAAAAAAAAGGGCAAAATGCGCGACAAGCCATGATGATTTCCGGTCTCAGCACCATTTACAGAAATAATACGAGCACACATTTTATTCAAACAAAGCAGCAGACCGAACCACGTATTTATTTATTGGATATAACATTAGAAGAAATGCGTGCGCGATATTCGAAAATACATCAAATCATTGAACGGGGTCGCCTTCGACCGAAAGGCACAGAACTATTTTTCGTAGATAAAAAAATGGTTCATTTGATTATATCACAGGACGCGATATACGAAATCCGCGCAAATGAGCGACAACAGAATCTACATGAACGCATTCCGGTGGACGGACCGGTTCGGACAATTGAAATCGCCAAGACGACGGGAGGAGGACCGGTCCCGGTCCCGGTCCTCGTAGATGAAAGTTATTATGAATTGAACATACCCGCCACCAGCGATACGCGCCACATTATTTCCGCAAATCACACCGTTGTGCGACATATTAAAAAGGTTGTCCGAACCCACCCGAAATCAATGAACGCATTCGTGTTTATATTAAACGAGACGGAGACCGATGTCCTTGATTTTTATATAACAACCGAAAATGGCGTGATTCCTCATCATTCGGATATATTAACACGCGCATGTATAGACGATATTCATTCGTTTTTAGACCACTTCAAATTATGTTCGTAATATACACTTGAATACAATATAGTTACATCATAATCGTAATGTTGTGGTTCATTCAAAATATTCTATTTTCTATTAGTTTAATTGTTATTATCCATTATTTGTATATTTATTTTGAAACTACGTTGACTGCGCCAAAAGTGAAAGATTTGATACATTGCCCGAAACAGAAATATAAATCGTTATTTGATACAATCAATAAAAATTTAGATAACGCGAAGTCGGTGCCGGCGCAATCGGCGCATTTAGGAATACAAGGAGATTCCTATGATACAAGTGATATTATCCCCTCTTCCGCCCCGAATGATATGAAGACAGATCTGAAATCATTCTTACGCGGAATCGGACTGAAATCCAAATCTTCAAGTGATAATTTCCGCCCGAGTTATGAAATGAGTTAAAGTGAACTCGCGTATTATATATATACCCATACACGATATTTATTATATGGCAAATCCACGTTTTTACAATGGCAACGGCAACAGAGACGGCGCCGGCGTCATGAATTCGCAAGAAACCGACAGTTTATTGGCATGTTTTCCGAATACTCGACTTTCTTATGAAGCAACTATTCATAAGAACGAACCACTGGCGCCAGGTTATAAATGTTTTATTCTTCCAAAGGGAAAGCGGTCGGTGGCGTGGGTGACGGAATGGAAACGTCGTAAAATAGTAGCAGTCATTGATATTGCGGGGGCGAATCACAGCGGCAGCAGCAGCGGCAGCAGCGTATCACCGATGATTCGCAGATTCCACCAAGAGAATGGTTGGTATCCTGGTTCGATCCGTATCTATGACGCGTGTCTTGATAATTCACTCGCTCACGGAACTGTGTTTGGCGGTGTCATATTCCGGTTGACGGACAAAATGTATTTCTCAATCCATACGATTTACTGGTATAAGGGGAATCCGATTCCGTCGCTCACATTATCAGGTCACATTCGTTTATGTGAAACTATATTCGCGCAAAGAGAAATCCGGCAGGTTGCGTATACGAAACAGAACAGCGTGATATTCGGACTGCCGGTATTATGTAATAGCGAACAAGATGCTGAAACTGTCGCACAAGGATTATCGTATCCGGTGTTTGCGATTCAGTATCGTTATAATACACACACAAGGGTGGTTCAGCGTATGAGTCAACCACGCGATAGTAATAGTCGTGTATCTGCGAACATGCCCGCAGCAGCAGCAGCAGCACCCCCTGCTCTCCCTGCCTCACCCGTTCCGACCGTCCAGACCCGAATTCCCTATATTCAGCCAATGGACGAAATGCTTACCAATATTCAGTCTACATTCATCGTGCGCCCTAATATTCAAAATGATATATACGAATTGTTCGTTATGCCGTCTCGTGGGCGCGAACCGGTGTTTCATAATTTCGCACACATACCGAGTTATAAAACGAGTGTTATGATGAATCGTCTATTCCGCAATATTGCGGAAAATCAGAGTCTGGACGCATTAGAGGAAAGCGAAGACGAAACCGAATTTGAGAATACTGAACCTGACAAGTATGTTTCACTTCATAAGGAGTATATAATGATGTGTCGATTTCATAAACGGTTTTGTCGTTGGGTGCCTTTTCAGGTCGTCACTGCGGCGGCGGCGGGCGTGGCGGGCGCGGGCGTTGTCACAGACCAACAAGTCAAACAGCATGAGTTTCGTTATTTGAACTCCAGGCGCATCACGCACGGTAAGAAATAGGTATAAAAATAACTCGTATACTATCGTATACTCTACTGTCGTGTCGTTATGTATTCTACATCGGTATCTTTTCATCGGTCATCGTTTCAACGATTGTTGTTTCGTGAATTGCCACGTGTCCAACCGTGTTATGCGGTTTCGTCGGCTTCTTCGCCGGCGGTCGTATCTTTTCTTCGCGAACACCGGATTCCGATGATTTGCCATAATGCGCGTCAGGCATCACTGGTTGGCGATGATTCGTTGGTGATTGCGGGAAGACGTTTCGTTGGTTCAAATGAATATATTGTGCGGAGTGTAGGGGACCTCGCGGGTCGTGATCCGGCGATGCCGCCTCGTGCTCCGGCGATGCCGCCTCGTGCTCCGGCGATGCCGCCTCGTGCTCCGGCGATGCCGCCTCGTGCTCCGGCGATGCCGCCTCGTGCTCCGGCGATGCCGCCTCGTGCTCCGGCGATGCCGCCTCGTGCTCCGGCTCCGCCTCCGCTGTTGTGGGTTCATACCCCCATTTCACACGACGGTATCCATAACACAAGAGAAATGTTTGAATATATATGGGCGCATAAGTATATCGTAAACGGTATCGTGTTCAATGTCAATAATTTCAGCAACCCGTTGAGTTATATTCCACCATCGATGTATAGCTATAAAATCGCACTGGACTATCTATTTAGAAATATCATAGACCCATTTGAGAAAGAATACGGTATTCCAACTCCCGCAATTATGATGGATGCTCGAGACCATATTACGCAAATGTCGCAGTTAGAGGAACTTCATTCACATATTCGTGATTGTCGTCGAGAGAAGCAGCCCGCAATGCGTTTGATTCTCGGTTCATTGATTGACAATGAATGTAATGAGCGAGCGAATGAATGGAATGAATAAATAATTCTATTCTATCCTATCATATATAATATCAATGTCATCACAATCAGACCTCATTTCACACGAGCATCTCACGGGCGGTGCCAGAAGAATCCGTCTAGGCGGCGAGCATATGAATCTTCAGCCATCCGCACCCATCAGTGGTCAGAAAATCCGCAGAATCAAACCGTTTGTTTTCAAAAATCAGACGAAATATTTAGCGCGTTTGCGTTCGTCTCCTTGCCGTTCAAAAACACAGAAGAAGTGTAACAGCAACAAACTTCGCAAAAGCTGTAAGTATGCTCGCGGAACGAAGCGCGCATTTTGCCGCAGGCGTTCCAATAAAAATTATCGGTCATAAACCATAACGGTTTATTATTATTATTATTATTATTATTATTGAAATACTAATAATATAGTTAGTATATAATAGTATACTACTAATGTCGCAATATATGAATTCAAACCCCCTAGCCGAGCATAATGCGGGAATCGCGTTATCAGACAAACAAATCCCTGTTGGCGGTGGTGGAACCGGGAATATGTATCAGGGCCAGGCTGGGCGCGCGTTTGTTCAAGGAGGAGGCGGGATGAGTCAATATCATTCATTTGATGGCGGGAACGCGGATAGCGCGCATGCGCGCGGGTCGTATGCGCCGGTCACGGTTGGTTATAACTCGGTGACGTCTGGTGGCGGTAGTCGTCGTCGCAAGCGCGGCAGTAAGCGAAAGGTTCGTAAACCCGGACGACGTAATAAAAAGTGCGGTTGTGATATCGTGACCGGAATCGGTGGGCGTCGTAGTCGTCGCCATATGCGCACCTGCCGTTGTAAATGTAAGGCGCGTCGCAGCAGTCGTAAACAGATGAGTCAAAGCGGTGGCAGCAATGCTGCGTATTCTATCGCAGGTCCAGGAACTGTGGTGGGACCGGGGACGACCGCTCTAGCAAATCCTGCGCCTTATACAGCATATAATAGTTGCCATCCTGTGTCATAAGACTCCGACTCCGGGACTCCGTTGACTCCGACTTCGTCGTCGTTACTCCGTTGACTCCGACTTCGTCGTCGTTACTCCGTTGACTCCGTTGACTCCGACTTCGTCGTCGTGACTCCGTTGACTCCGTCACTCCGACTTCGTCGTCGTGACTCCGGGACTCCGACTTCGTCGTCGTCACTCCGGGACTCCGACTTCGTCGTCGTTACTCCGTTAACTCAAACATACACTTCCCATTCATCTTCGGAATGGTCGACTTTATTTTGGATTTGGCGCTTGATTCTGTCGTCACCGAGAGATCACCCGTCTCTTCATCAATTTCGATAATATCCGCATCGGCCAGACTCGCTGCCGACGCCGACTTCGCCGACGACTTCACCGCAGTCTTCGGCTCGTATTTCACCGTCCAGTTGTTTTTATAATACCCCTCCGAGTCGGTCATAATAATACGGTATTTCTGCTTGATATAATACGTCTGGCGTTTCAGCCACTGGCTGCGGAATACATCCTGCGGGTCAATGATATCAATGACGAGTGGCGATGCGTGTTTCACGCGCAGGATGCGCCCCACGGACTGACACACATCGGTTTTCGGCGACGCCATAATCAGCGTCGTCAATGTCTTAATATCCAACCCCTCGGACGCCATCGCATACGTCGCTATAATCACCTTCTTGCTTTCACTCAATTTCAGTGCGGCTTCTTTCATCCCGCCCACATAATACCCTACCGACGCGATTTTCCTATGTTCTATCGCGTCGTGGAAATACTCCAAGAGGGACCGATTATGCGCCAGTATCATAATCTGTTGGTCTGGGTTCGTCGCCAGCTCATTTTGTAGCACGTCCAGCACGAACTCGCTCCGCCGATTATAATTACACACTTTAGAAATCATCGTGCTAAATTTGGGGTTGCCGCGGTAGTCGTATTCGGTTTCATTGAATTCGGGGTCGTTTACCTTATACTGAATCCCCTTCACAATCACAGAGTGGGATGTCGTGTCGTTCTTCTCTTTATGGACCACGTCCCCCAGGAAATGTTTGAATACTTTTGTCAGTCCATCCTTGCGCACCATTGTTCCGGAAAGGCCGAGTGTATATTTTGTCACTATTTTCATCATACAGCGGCAGAAGACTTCAGCGGACATATGATGGCATTCGTCGTAGACTGTGAGGCCAAATGTATCAAACATATCTCTCGGATACTCCTTCATTGAAAGAGATTGGAGCATTCCGATGACGATGTCTTTGTCGTCGATATCCACGATTTGTCCCTGAATCATTCCGACACGCGCAGCTGGCAGGAACTGCTGGATTCTCTCAATCCACTGATTCAAAAGGAAACTTTTATGGACGACAACGAGTGTCTTCACGCGAAGCCTGGCAATGATATTGAGCGCCATAACAGTCTTCCCCTTGCCCGGGTCTACATCTAGAAGCCCGCCGCCGCCCATCCCCACGTTTTCTGGTCGGGTGACCTGATGAATATACTTGTCCACGATTATGTTCTGATATTCGCGCATCTCGCCGGCGAATACGAGAGATTCGGATACGGGGGCGCCTGGGGGGATTCGCGTTTCTTCGGGGATGCCATATATTTTTGTTCCATAAAACCGGGGTATATATATCTTTTTAGAACATTCGCGGTAAATCGGGAATTTAGGGGCCTGGACGGGTGCTTTAGGGACATATGCGCCAACAGTGAGTTCGTCTCTCAACAATGTAAGGTCCGCTGTCTCCAAACATTCTTTGAGAAGCGTATATCCGCGAGGGCCGTAATACGACGACACGGCGGCGGCGGCGGTCATCGGTCGGTCGGTATAGATTTAAAACAAACACTCCGAGAGATTTCAATTCTACTGGTTTTAGTTTTAGAATAATATATCATATAATAGTAATAACACTTTATTCAAGTTAAAATCATAATGGATACATTTCGAACATTAATGCGTCAGGAGAAACAACACGAAATGGTGATTTTCGTCCTGCTGATATTGTATATTGTATTTACTCCGTCCGTCCCTCCCGCATTGGCAGCATACGCTGAAAGCACATATGGACAAATCATTGTCGTCATTCTCGCCATCACACTGTTCTTAAGCACCAACCCCATCGTCGGTATTTTAGGATTCCTGGCCGCATACGAATTCATCCGCAGGTCTAGTCGCGCAACGGGCGTATACGGCATTGAGACGTTCTCTCCCACCGAGCAGAAGAAGCAGGCGGTTATGACCGCGATGAACCCCGAACCAATGAAGACACTGGAAGAGGAACTTGTTGACAATTTAGTCCCAATCACCCCCAATAATGATATTGGGTCAACTGACGGGTTTTCATTCCAGCCCGTGCTTGGCCCGCTTTATGGTGCGGTAGATCCGGAATATGAAGGTGTCATCTAACGTCCCGTGTGTGCGTCCGTCCGTCCGAACAATGTGTATCACTAACGATACACATTGTATGATTTATGTATATTCTACCCAGAAGACGCACCGCCACTGCCGCCGCCGCCGCCGCCCCGCTGTCCCACCACCACCCCCGCAGAACTCACACGATTGCCAATCCGGTTGAATATGAAGCGGAACATATAAAACAGGGTAGCCGCGATGACTAACCCGAACATCGTCCCGATAAGTGTGCGAAATATGTCATTTTGTAATATCGTCTCCCAGTTCAGACCAAATTTATTCAAATCCAGTTCCGCCAAACTACCTAATTCGCCATTATTGGCCGATTGCTGGTATAATACGGTGCCGTCTTCGCCGGTTGGATTACACTTGATATAGATGTCGCCTGCGCCTTTCGCGTTATTCGCACCGCGCTTGTTGTAATAATACATATTCTTGGGCATCGTGTTCTCACTGATTGGCCCCGTTTTGCTGATAGCGGTATCGCGAGAGGTGTCAGTGAGACTTGCGAGAGAATCGCGGAATACGAGGATTGCGTCCTTTTTATGATAGACGATATAATTGTATACACCCGTGTGTTGCGGTAATAAATGCTTACCGACATAGGTGAAAAAACCCTCTTTCGGAATAAGGTTTCCTAAACTGAAGTTATTGACATCCGAGATATACTTTCCGCCGCTTGCTGAACGACTCGGGAGATTCTGGAGGATGGTATTCATAATATCTGAACTCTGCTTTCCCGCGCCGTTGCCGAGATTGATGGGGATGGATACAATGAGATTGCGACCGTCCGCACTGGAGTGATACGCGAGCAGCTCCGCGTCGGCGAGAGCACCGTCATAACGATGAAGCGACGGCTGGTGAATCTGGATGTGCTCTACTTTATAATCCACTCCATTATATCTCGCGGGATAGATTCCGCCACTGCCACTGTCATATGGGATACGCAAATGAGTCCCCTGATGGAACACATTACACGTGCTAGTATTATACTGGTATGAAAAATTACAGGTGGACGAACATGCGCGGTCTTCTTTTCGCATAATATCCGATGTTAGATTCACTGGCGCATCACGGTTTGATTTTCCTTTGGACGACATTGCGTGTCTCGTGTTATCTTTGTATATATAATATAATATTATATATATTTTATGTATATGGAATCGTATGAAACTAACACGAAATAAGATACGAAAGATTCGGAAACAACAACAACAAAGTGTGCGAAAATGGAAAAAGGCGCGAAAATCGGTGAGGAGGAGGGCTGCGACATTTAGACGAAGTCGGCGAGAACTTACGACGGATACCGATAATAATAATAATAATAATACATCTTATCCGTTGAAACTGAAGAATGTATTCAATAAGACGCTGAAGCGTTATATCCCGCTGCCGGTTTTATCGTATCTGAAAGAACGGTATCAAAATATGAAACGGATGCGACGGAAACAACGCCGAGAGAAAATGACAGGTGGTGGGGCGTTCGGATTTGAACTGCTGAAAATTGGTGCTGATATGGTTTCTAACTCGTCTTATAAGTCAAATCCTAGTAAAGTTTATAAAGACGAACGCCCGACGGATGATAAGAAACCAGGATTTAATTTAGGCCCCGAAATTGAAGGCGATATTTCTATTCATAGTGAAACATTTGAACTGAAAAAAACAGGGGACGCACAGAATCTTATCATATTTCTTGCGAAGAACGGATTGCCTTATTATATCCAAATAGAATTGAAACCAGACGGCAAGAAATTAAATCGCCACGATTCAGATATCTTTGATTTACGCCGTATATTATACGGAAAATTCGCGACAAACAAGGATTTTAAATCAGAGAGTAAAATCCCGGCAAAGAAAAAGGAATTATATTTCGTGGCATCCAACCAGGTAGGCATCGCGGATGGTGATACAATGGGTAACGAATACCCAAATGATGTATTTATTTTTACGGGGGAGAAAGGAACAGTTGACCCTACATCGGCCGATGAATCTATCAAAATCGCTGTTCCTGGCAATAATAATGCCCCAATCAGTCTAGCGGATTCACGCCGTTTGTATAAACTAGGTGGAAATGGAAGCCCGGCAACTATAGATGATTTTGAAAGTGCGATAAAATACGGTGAATTCATTGACCCGAGTGAATTCCGAATTCAGGTAGCACCAATGTCCGATGATGATTTCAAGAAAGCGGCGGCGATGGCGGCGGTCTCGTCGGATGAAGCGAAGAAAGGAAAGAAGGTCATCACCGATGATACAAATAGTTATGTCGTAAACCTCTCGGTTGGATGTAAGGTGACAACTATCAAAACTCTACGCAAAGCTCTCGAAATAGCGAGAATGAATCTGGAAGATAAGGATGAAGATAGTAAAACCGAGGCGAAGGATGTATTCAAAATGTTGGTAGAATTATTATCCGATCCTGAGTTCGCTAAAAATGAAGGGTATGATGATTTTAAGGGAAAAATGGCCGCATTTAAATACAAAGTTCCGGGTCAGGAGAAAGAATTTGGCTTCACGCAATTGATGACTATTTTCACTGAAAACAAAGAAGATATTCCACCGGACGTTATGAAGATTTTAGGTCAATTATTGAACTTGCTTGGCAAAGGTCCGATGGGCGAAAATGGCGCGTGTGCGGCGTTTGATTCGCCTGGACTTCCGATTGAATTTCAAACCTTAGTTACACCATTGGCGGATGGAAAAGTCAAAGAAGTCACGAAGTTGACAAATAAAGGAAATGTAACCGGTATTGCTGGATTATTAGAAGGGTTACAAGGCGCTGTGGGAAAAAAGAAAGATGCGGCGGAAGGCGAAAAGGGCAAGGAAGGTGAGGAAGGCGAGGAAGGCAAGGGAGGCGAGGAAGGCAAGGGAGGCGAGGAAGGCAAGGAAGGGGCCGCAACCGCAACCGCAACCGCAACCGCAGCAGCCGCAGCAGCCGCAGCAGCAGCAGCCGCAGCAGCCGCAGCAGCAGTAAGCCCGGAGGCAGCAGTAAGCCCGGAGGTCAATCCTAACACCGCTACAATTTCCAAAGACGATATCAAAGAGATAGATGCGATTGATTCACAGGGAATTCGTTACAAATCGTATCTCGTCAGAAAATTCTCATTCCCTGGTTCTGATTTAGAAAATATGAATCTGGTTCATTTTATGGGATGGGGCACTGCTACTGACGAGTTTATTCCAGATTCGGAAGCAGAGAAAAGGATACTTCCGAGAGATGAGACATCAAAGACCGGGCAGGTCACTGGTCAGGATACGATAGACCAGATTATGAAAATATACGAAAAGGTTGATATGGCAAACATGGAAAGTAAAGCGAAAGAAGCGGCCGAAGAATACAAAAAAGAACATAAAGAAGTCGTCGCAGCAAGAGGAGCAATGGCGAGTATTGACGCAGCAGCGGCATCAGCAGCAGCAGCAGCGGCAGCAGCAGCAGCAGCGGCAGCAGCAGCACAACGGAAGTAACGACACGATAATTGATGACATTCGTGAATTTTAGATTTCATCAATAAACACTAAAACGGCAAATAACGCAACGACGCACTATCATATGCCGTAACACGAAACGCATCGTTATACCCTTCCACGTAGATGGTATCACCCGTGCTTACATTATTACACCCATATTCACCAGTTCCGCTCTTTCCATTGATAATCACCGGCAGCTTAATCGCATTGTTTTTATCGCTTAATGAATAAAACTGCCATTTATCGCGGTTTGTAAATAAGGGGCGGCCAATCAATGGAAGTATTGTCTCCTGCGACGCGCCGCTACCGCTACGTGTAAGAATCCCCACTTGCCGATACGTCGTATCTACGGACCGCGTGGGAACATTCACGCGGACACCCGACGCGCCGCCGCCGTCCATTCCGCCGTAGTGGATGGTTTCGACGCCACCCCTGATATCATAACTCGGACGGGTTGCGCCAACCGAGTTATCGCGCAGAGGCGGAACATACGGATTCAATAATACATCCTGGCTCGATGATGGCCCGCCAATCCCGAAATCCAATGAATTGTCAGTTGATTCGAGTAACACGCCACCGTGTCCGTGGTGGCCGTGGTGACCGTGGCCGTGGTGACCGTAGCCGTGGTGTGGGCCGTGACCGCCGCCAAAAAAGCGCGAATGCGCGTAAATCCCGAGAGTCACCATAATAACGGCAACAACGACAAGCGTTATATTTTCAAAACAGAATACACCCGGAGGACACCTTCTCACCATTAAATAATGCTAAACGCGTGTTAGTATTATTATATATCGTTATTTATTTTTTATCAGATGCGCTAGGTGCGGCCGGTTTTCCACCTGGTGTCGCAAACCCCTTCAACATTTCAGTTATGCCGCCGATACCGCCACCTCCGGTGACCTGCTTCATAAACCCCTCGGCGGATTTTAACAATGGACCCATATCTTTCATATTATCCATCAGTAGTTTTTGCTGGTTCATCAGGGATTTCGTTTGGTCGGTCAAACCGCGCACACCATCCTCGCCGATGATGCCCTCTATATTATCATACGCTTGCTCTAATGTTGCCGCGTAATCAATACGATTGTTGCTGCCTTTGGGATTAGTGGCATCGTCGTCGTCATCGTCTTTTCCATCATAACTCGCCGGGGAAAGTTTCGTCATTCCTTGCTTCTCCGACTTTTTTTGGTTTTTCGCGCCCTCTTTCTTTGGTTCCGTCTTCTTCGCGTCGTCTTTCTTCTTTTCGGCATCCTCGTCCTTTTCATCGTCCTTTTCATCGTCCTTTTCATCGTCCTTTTTGTCTACATCGTCTTTTTTGTCTTTCTTCATCTCCATGCCCTCCATCGCGCCACGCGACCCAGTCATTTCCAGCAGAAACACCGAAGCAAACGCAGTCAAAAGAACGATAATCATATTTTTACTAAAGTATGACATAACCAATCCAATCAAGGCCATAAGGATGACAGCATTGACGTTTCGATTTGCCAAATGACGCAGAATACTTAACAATACGACGAATAAGCTGCCATATAGAACGAACTTATTCTGAAAAAACGGTGTATTGAATAATCGATTGATATAGTACGCCATGCCGTTTGTTTGTCAATAATATATATTTCAATAATATAATAAATTGAATTATATTCACGTGTTTTATGTTATGACGTATATATATATATGTCGCGTTATGAGTTAGGGTTATGTCAAAAATTTAATAGGGAAATACACGGGTTTAACCCGGAAATAAGTTCACATGAACTTTGGACGCATTATATTTGTCATTATACATTTCCCTTCTCACATACGTTCACTGATTATATCGCATTCGCAAAATGTTATGGCGCCACGATTGAAATCGTAGAAACCATCTGGTTATACCCAGGTGATGAAATGGTCGCAATATACAAAACATTTTGGTTGCGTATCTTTCAGCGCATCTGTCGCAAATGGATGATTCAGCGTAGATTCGCTCGCTCGACGAAATTGTATTCATTCTTGCTAAAACGAGAGTATACTAGAATAAGTATATAACAGGTTTCTTCGCGTCGTCGCCTTCGCCGCCTTCGCCGCCCTCGGGTTCGGAGTCCTCGCCCTCGGGTTCGTCGCCTTCGTCCTCGTCATCGTCCTCGGCTTCCTCGTCCTCGTGTTCGTCGTCGTCCTCGGCTTCCTCGTCCTCGGCTTCCTCGTCCTCGGCTTCCTCGGACTCGTCGCCTTCAGACTCGTCTTCGTCTTCGCCTTCGAGTTCGTCCTCGGGCTCGCTTTCGCTTTCGTCCTCGTCCTCTGGCTCGCTTTCGCTTTCGTCATCGGACTCGGGATCGCTTTCGCTTTCGCTTTCGCTTTCGTCCTCGGGCTCGCTTTCGCTTTCGTCCTCGTCCTCGGGCTCGCTTTCGCTTTCGTCATCGGACTCGTCCTCGTCTTCGTCTTCGCCTTCGTCTTCGGGCTCGTCGTCGGCGTGGTCCTCCATAAACGTAAGTTTATTGATTTGGTCGATAGTCACCCCAACGACAGTGTCGATATCCATTAATTTGTCAAAACTCGACCGCATTTTTTTCAATAATCCACCCATTCGTTTCTTATCTTTCACGAGCTCGGCCATCATTAGTTTTGAACTGGCGTCGACGGGTTTATTCCGCTGCGCCGAGAGATTTTCCCGAATAAGATTATTCAGGTGCCGGTATATTTCATCTAAATGCTCTACCTGCGAACGGTGTTCATCCACCATTGTATCAAAGATTCCCTTTGCGCGCATATACACGGACAGTAAATGTTTGTTATATTTCATATTGTGCCGCAGAGTAAGCATTTTTTCTATTATTTTGTGTTTGGTTTCTTTATCGCTCGCGCGAAAATCGTGAACGGTCTTGTCGCGATCGGCTAAAAAATCCGAGTCACCATATTCATTATTGTCGCCCATTGACTGTTACTGTTACTGTTATTATTAGATAAGAATAAAAAACGACAGATGCGCACGCGGCTGCGGCTGCGGCTACGACGGCAGGAGTTTCCACCAGCTACATGGCTTGTGCCAGAACTTCGTATAATAAATATCACCGTCACAGAAGAAGGCGGCGCTATAACTATATGAACTCGCTGATGTTATGAGTATATCTGCCAGGGTCATTCCCAAGTATGTGTCTTCATTCGAATCATTTACATGAAGCATCACGTCCCCACCGATAATCTCGTGGTTTGTAAAATCCGCGAATTTGTCCTCGTGACCTTGTGAATAGATGTGAATCTGGAGCCTGGTATGTGCGCCGCCGTCTTTCAGGTATGTCTCTCGTATCGTCAATACAGACTTGATATAATACTCATTCGTATATTCTTCACCGCCGTTGGGGCGCGTATCATCACAATTGGGGCGGCGAATATGGACGGCTAGATGGTGGGTATAGCCGCCCGAGTGAGTTGTGGGGGGGACGGCTAGATGGTGGGTATAGCCGCCCGAGTGAGTTGTGTGAGTCCCGTCCTTGATGCGATAGACTCGCGCCCGTTCGCGCGCACGGTCTTTATTTCGCCAGTAAAGCTCCTTGATGCGCGCCATACTCTTGCTTTTCATACACGTATCCATATTTCTCTCAATGTAGTTGAATATATCGTAAAAGTCGGGGGTCAATATATCGACGATTTCTTCGCGACGGCCCGCGCGTTCATGTTCCGCATTTTGCGCGACGACATCCGAATAATTCATATAGTGCGGTTTCATATTCATTAATGTTTCCAGGTTTGTTATGAAATCTGGGTCGTCATTATAATTGTGCGCCATCTTGACGGGGGTTCTGTATATAAATGTGGATTCTTCGCACTCTTCCGCATAAATACACGTCCATATGAATCGTTGAAACTGTGCGCCAAACCCGTCATTAAATGGAATCGTGGAATAGTATCGCTTCTTCTTTGTCACCGTCGCGGCATTGGGGGCAGCGGCAGTGACACTGGAGACGGCGGGCGCCACGAACTGACTCTCATTGTTTAGTTCATACGCATTGGGCTGCGTCCGGTCATTTCTCTCGGATGTAAGCCGGCCAATATGCCTATTCGTTATTTGATTGTAAAATCCGGAGAGGAACCCCAGTTTCATCCACTGGTTCGCATAATCCATTTCGAAAAACTGGTTCGGCGTATCATAATTTCCTACGGCTAAAATTGCGGAGACATCAATCAATGATGGGCGAAAACTGTAATGCGGCCAATAATGACAGTTTCCGTAATTAAAGTCGCCACCGCCGCAGACTTTATGTTGATGAAGCGCGACTTCGTGTGTCACTCGTCGCAATATCTTATGACCCTGTATCTTATAATCCCGCACCGTCTCGCCGTAATTTCGGTTGTATAAAATTTGACGCACATTATGCCCCGCATTCCGCGCATCCGTCATCATTTGCGTGGCTTTATTGACATAACTTCCCGGGCTGTGAAAGAGGAAATCATCCTCCATGTGAATCCAATATTCGGGGCGTAATTCGTTGAGTTTATCCCAAATGATTTTCATACTCGCGCGATGCCCCTTCTCTTCGGGGGATTTCATATAATAATCCATCCAGGGATACGCCTCCCGCATCTTCGCACGGTCTTCTTCGCTAGAATTATCATCTACGCAATACCAGTATCCAATCATATTGATGTCCGTCCACATATTCAATATAGAATTCACGGTTTGCTGAAAGAGGTCAAATCGCTTACACGTGGTGAATGTGATAATGACGCGGGGTCTTGTGCTAGGATTGCGATTGACAATAATCACGGATGGGTTCTGTGCTGGCATATTTTTATCCAGATACGGCAATTTATGTATCGGGCGCGATAAATGGAATTCGTGCGCCTCGCCTCCCCCTGCGATTTTCAACAGTTCGCATGGCGCCACCATCGCATCCCTCACTTTCTCGAAAAGTCGGTTCCATGTTTCAATATCATCGTCACTATAGATGTCATTTTTGGACGCGACGACGGTGAGATAGTGGTCTACCGTGTAAAATAGCCGCAGAATCTCGGGAAATGTGTCCTCTTCAAAAAACTGGCGATAAAATACTAAATTGCTGTAGGTAGACGACAGGAAATGAAACGCCATAATATTATGCCGGAGGATGGTTTTACAGCATTCATACCCGCTGCGTTTGTCTGAAATATAAAACGCGGAGATAGAATTGTTATATTCAATAATATCGTGGTATTTATCCGTCGCCAGGAACAGTTTATTTTGCGGGAACTTATTGTAGCCTTTGTATTTGTGGTATAACGCGTTCACCATCATGTGGTTTCCATCCGCGCGAAGGATTTCCATTACGGACGCGATACCTTCGATACGTTCTTCGTCGTATTCCATCGTTTTAGAGTAGTATTTAAACGAATTGTATTTATCGCCCTTCTTGTTATATAAATCACCGAGGCAAAGTGCGCTGTAATATTTCTCCTGTGTCCAGTTGTTTTGCGTGAGAACGCGGAGATACCATTCAATCGCTTTGTCAATATATGCGGGACCCGCGTCCATCCAGCTTTGCGCGCAGTAGAATGCGTATCTCTCGGCGAGTCCGCGGTCGCCGCCGCCACCACCGCCACCACCGCCGCCACCGCCTTCTTCATTATATCCACGCTCTAATACCGCAGCATCCTTGATATATTTATTTGGGTCTTTACTACGGCTTCCCCCACGCCCCGACTCTACATAATATTCGCCTTGAATCGCAGACGAACTCTCCTCTTTATCAACACACGCAATATACTCGTGAAGCACGCCAACAAACCGCCACCGTTTTCGGTTATTCACGATGAGTGTTCGCAGATACACAAATGATTGCCCGAGCTTCAACTGATACGCATCATGCGTGAGGTGTTCTGGCAAACAAAAATCTCCGTGAATTGAGTCATCCGCATCAAATATAAAGAGATAGTCGGTTTTATTAAACGCCATTTGAAGCGCTAATGTGCGATTGAAGCCGAAATCACGCCATTCGACTTGTTCAATGTGTCCGGGGACGCCTCGCTCCTTGAAAAATGCGCGAATCAGGTCCATTGTGTTATCCGTTGAACCTGTATCCGATATATAATACGCATCAAAATTCACGTATGTACACAGGTTTGTCAGTGTTTGGACGATAATATGCGACTCGTTTTTTACAATCATATTCAAGCAAATTGTATAAGATTTAGAGGGTTTGCGCGCGACCTCGGTCGCCGCTTCATTGTCGCATACTTCGGTTATTAACATTTATAATGTTGTAAAATACAATACGTTATTGTAAAATACAATACGTTATTGTTTTTAGGTCTGTTTTATTTTACCACGATATAATAGCACGTATTCCATAATCCGTATTCCGTATTCCGATGTCATTTACACGATTCCGTGACGACCCCGACCGCATCAAAAAACAACTCCAGCAATCAACCGATGTAGGGCGATACCATTTGAATGCGCCCGGTCCCGGTGATAAACCGCTTTATATAGAAGACCCGTATGTCCGCGCGCAAGGTTGGGCAGGAAATATTATGACGAATTCCGTGGATATTGAGGCAGAATTGTTTGGATTATCACGCAAACTGAACCGAGATTCGGTGGATAATTACCACCACGATGACCGCGCGTCGGTCGCAACACGCACAAACGAGATGATTCGGTGCCCGATGAAGGGCGGTAGTTCCGTTGAACAGACCCGCGCCACCCACCCCGCGTGGATGTTGCGCGATGTAGAGCAGGACAACTGGAAGATGCTCCACTTTGACCCACAGGAGAATGTATTTATTCCTTTTCATAATAACCTGAATACACGTATAATTGAAAAGGACCGATTTGTTCCGCAGTCGACGGTTCCTGGAATCGCGGATGATACGTATTTTACAGTCCATCCTACGAATACGAATCCGGCCCTGGAAGGGATGGTGGGCGGACGACGCAATAATGAGCGCGGTTTAGGCAGCGCGGGCGGTGACGGCGGCATCCAGAATGTTGGCGACCTCCGTCAGTTTAGCGGAACAACCGCACTGTTTTCATAATCGCGGAATATTATATGTCGCGGAATATTATATGTCGCGGAATATTATATGTCGCGGAATATTATATGTAGCGGAATATTATATGTAGCAGAATAATATAGATAGATATAATACCGTAATAGATGGCTGAAATCGCATTAATATTAGGAAGTCTTGGTGCGGCATATATCGCATCCAACCGAAATAACAACGGCAATGGCAATGGCAATGGCAATGGCGGCGCGCGCGAAGGATATCGCAATGCGGGCAAGCACGAGGCGCGATATCTACCCAACACAAACATTCCGACCACGAATTATCCAGTGATTCGCCCGAATACGGGTTCCAATGTAAATGACTACAAGAATCCAAACACTGCGACCGACCGTTATTATGCGCGAGGTGTAGATTTTGATAAAATGTCTGCCGGTGTCGCTGGCGGTGTCGGTGGTGTAGGCATCCTGCGCGGTATTGCGGAGAGAGGGCGCGATTCATCAAACGATAAGAATAGCATCATTACCACGGGACCTACGTCGGCCGCGGCCTCAACGACCCCCTACGGCGAAAGTTTAGATACACAATTCGGCGATAATTACAGTAAAGACGGGTTTACGTCGCTGATGGGTTCGAAGATTGACCCGAGGACATTTACGCATAACAATATGGAGCCGTATTATGGCGCGAAAATCCGCGGGACGACGACTGGCGCGAATATGCACGAAAATGTGCTCGATAATAAGATTGGCAGTGGATCGCAGTTTTTCTCAAAGACCGAGCAGGCGCCCCTTTTCCGCCCTCTGGATAATCTTCATCTTCCTAATGGTATGCCAAACCAGAACGATTTCTACCAGTCACGTGTAAACCCTAGTATGAAAATCGCGAATGTGAAGCCGTGGGAGGAGGTGCGCGTCGGCCCGGGGTTGGACCAAGGATACGGGTCGCAAGGAACGCTCGGATTCAATTCCGGAATGGATGCGCGAGAGAAATGGATTGACCGCGGGGTGGATGAAATGCGCGTGAAGACGAATCCCAAACTTTCGTATTCTCTCGAAGGACACCAGGGACCCGCCGCGCATTACATCCAAACCGCGCCGACCGCGGCCACTTTAGGGCGAATGGAGAAACACCTGCCGGACACATTCTTCGTGAATACGCCTGACAGGTGGTTTACAACGACCGGCGCAGAGAAGGGCGAAACCCAGCGCGCGATTGAGATGGACCGCGAGAGTAATCGCCAGACGACGACGAGCGAGTATTTCGGCGCGACTGCTCCCGCGGATGGCGGTGGTGCCATGTTTGCGCCGAAGAATTTCGAGGATACGCGCCGCCAAACCTATGATGGCAAACCGATAATTAATCCATATGCTGCGGAGAAGAATACCGCGACCGAGGCGGATTTCGGCAGGACGAGCTATAAATTTACACATAATAATAGGACGACTGTGCGGTCCAACGAGATGGGCGGTATCCACGGCGCACTCAAGGCTGTTATCGCGCCTCTGATGGATGTCCTTAAACCGTCACGCAAGGAGAATGTGGTCGGTAATGCGCGACTTTATGAGAATGCGAGAATGCCCGTCCCCGCCGCAGTGACTGCGACATTTAATCCCGCCGACCGCGCGCCCACCACGATTAAAGAGACGACTGTGGGTCTAGTCGGATACGACCATATGAATGTGGAGCGTCAGGCTGCTGCGGGGTATTTAATCTCTCAAAACACACCAGAAGAAACGGAGCGTGCTACGACCAGCACCGACTATTTAGGAGGCGCAGGCGGAACCGCGACCCGCATGGGGAATGGCCTCTACAATGCCGCATATAACCAGCGCAATAATGTAAACAAGACCTATAAAAATATAACCAATCACGGCGCAATGTCGCTATTTAATTCGAATACTAATGTCCAGATTGACCGCTTGGATGCTGACCGCGCAAATAACCGCACGATGGTCGCGACGAATGCGCCCTCCTCTATCCCCAGTATTGATATTTACGGAAAGATGACGATGCCGCAAGGATACGATGAAAGTAAGCTGAACGAGAGAATTCAGCCGGATATATTGAACGCATTTAGACAGAATCCGTATACGCATAGTCTACAGACGTATTAACGGATAGGCACGGAGGCATCGGCATTTTCCAATAGATAATTTTATAACATTATAGTAGTTATAATATTATATTCAGCGATATCGATATGAATCTTCGCGAATTATTCCAGGATAAATATACGATAGTCTTTATTCTAATCGTGGTATTATTAGTGAGTGTATGGATATCGCGAACCTACCGGAATGGCGGATTTGGGTCATGGATAGCGCCATCCGAAGGATATGGAACAGGAGTCATTGAAGGACTCGCAGTGGCAGATCACGTTCGATATCAAGGAGAAGTCCGCACACAAAGTTCACACGCTCCGGCGTCTACAACGGGTTCGCGTTCGGATGGAACCCTTATTATCAATCAATGCTCTTATGTGAAAAATACCGAAACTACATTCCGGTTTCTTTTTACAACAACTGCGGAGCTGCGCGGTGTATCGGGAGTAACCCCTGCGAAAATCGTGACGATTAAGGTTCCTACGCATTATATCCAGAATACAACTGCGGCGGGTTTGAAGGCGACGATGCGGGCGTATACTGGACCATTGCCTGCGACGGTTGGAACTGCGGCTGGGACGGCGTCGGACCTAGATACCGCTGCGGATGGTCGCGGTTTGACAGTGACAGTTCCGGTGGCTGGCGCGTCGGGTGCGGCCGAGGTCGCGGATGTCGGGTATTGCGTCATTACATATACGATTCAAACTGCGAACCCGATGGCCGCTGGCAAATACGCACTGGAAATCTCTGGCCTGAAGTGGGTGAATAATGAAATCACCCCCGGAACGACCGCAGCACCTGGGGCCGGATTAGCGAATGTATCTCTCACAAGTAACGCGGAGACCGCAAGCCCGACACTCGTCCTCGTGAATTTGTTACCCGCATCCGACGCCGCGAAACAATTGCGTATTTTCAATGATACAACCTATGGTGGATTGGCGACGTTGCTGCCGTGTCGTAAAATATCTACCGAAAGTCCGCAATTATCGCCGAATTATACGGGAAGTGCCACGACATTTTCTATGACAATGATGCTTACAAATGCTCTGGTCTCGGGGGATATTTTCCTCGTCCAAGTTCCTTATATAACACGCACTGCGAATATTGACCTGGGCATCTCGTTTGTATGGACGAATCCGACAACGAGTCTTCAAGATACACTCTCGACAATATCCAGTGCTGGCGTTATTACATCCGATGTAAATACATACGGCGGCGGTCAGAACGTGGTTGCGTTTACATTAGGGGGGTCATTGCCAAACAATACGCCAATTAAGTTAACCATCGCCGGTCTTCAAACTCCTGCGGCAAAAACAAGCACGACCACTGCGAAAATCCGCACATACAAAACTGGAGCGTCGCTTAATAATGCGTTTACAGTGGATGGTGGTGTTCTGGACCAAGGTGATTATATTCTCCCGGCCATCGAGGCGCGGGCTGCCACGACCGTATCCACCGGCACGCCTTCATCCTCCGGAACCGCGAGTGATGGCACGACATACGTGACCAGCGCCGCCGCGAATGTCCTTATCTCCGATGTGAAACGCCAGATGAACTGGGCAGTTGAGGCACAGAAGGAGTATGAATCGGCGTATAAGGCCCTGCGGTCTGCTACGACCCCACAGGCGAAGACCGACGCACAACTGAAATATGATGTCGCCGTTGCGCGACGAAACCGTCTCATCGCAAGTCACCCCGATTCGTGGTATGACGGCGCAAATTGGCGATACGGCGATGACGGCCATGTGCGTAAATGCGCTGAACCGTCCACATTGTCTAGCAATGAAGGCAACTGCCAAAATGTCTACCGTATGGACGTGAGCGGCAACATTGTAAAATCGGCGGAAGGCAACAATATACTCCTTATGCGTAAATGCCCGTGGAAGTGTAACAATCCAGGTCAGACCGGTTCGGATGCGTGCCGTATTGACGCAGACTGCCTGAAAGTGACGCGCTGGGCAACGTATTTACCCGATGGAACCCAGATTGAAAAGAACCTGCTTGCGTCTACCAGGACACAATATGACGACATCGCGCGCGATACGAGCTCTTCCGACTTGAGCGAAGATGACATTTACAAGCGCGGGATTACGCGGAATTTCAAGGGATACGGACAGAAGCCGGGAAGCAGCGGTCCCCCCGGCGGCACACCCGGACTCTTCGGTTCCATCCGCGACGCCACTGGCAACATCATCCGCGGAATTGGAAACTGGATTGACCCCAATGACCCCGCCGGAAATAAACGCACCGCGAAACACAATGCGTATTATTATGAGGATGGGTCGCCCGCTGCGACGGCTTATCTCGGAATGTATAATGGACAAGGGTATGAAGAAGAGTCGCCGTTTTATGGCGCGGCCAAACCGACGAATTATTATTACACCACGAACTATTATTATACGGATGGCGAAGCGGGCGCGGGCGCGGGCGCGGGTGCGGGCGGTGCCGCCACAGGTGACGGGAGTAAACCGTCAAAGGTGATGCCATACGAACAGAATATTAATCTATGAACGCGCCGCGAATACGGAAGAATATAAACACATTATGTCATTATAATAACAACATAATAATGACAAGTCAATTAGACGGAATCCATCAAAACATCCATAACAAATTGGATATATTCATCAAGAACCGGAAAATCCCAAACATTATTTTTTATGGGCCTAATGGTTCTGGGAAAACGTATATACTGAATCGGTTTATTCAGCAAGTATATGGCGGGGATAAAACCGCCATGAAAAACTATGTTATGCGCGCGAATTGTGCGCACGGAAAGGGTATACGATTCATCCGCGAGGAATTGAAGTTTTTCGCGAAGACGAATATTGACCTGAAAGATGGCGCGATTTTCAAATCAGTGATTCTGACGAATGCGGACAAGCTGACGATTGACGCACAATCCGCGCTGCGGCGGTGTATTGAATTATTCAGTTCATCTACACGGTTTTTTATTGTGGTTGAAAACAAGGACAGTCTCCTGAAACCGATTCTCTCGCGATTTTGTGATATATATATCCCGCCGCCGGTATTCAGTGGAACCACACAGAAGGGCGCCGCGGGTTCGGACACGGGCCCCGCCGTGAACCTACACACATACTTCGCCGACCAAGCATGCGATACCTATAAAATTATTAAATCGAGAGAACCACATACATTACAGTCGTTGATTCAAGTTCATCCGAGTTTTCTCACGGACGCGGGCGTGGGCACTGGCGCAGACGCGGACACCGCTCCTACCCGCGAAGAATACATAAAAATACTGGATTTGTCGGTATTATTATACGAACAAGGCTACTGTGCGTTAGATGTCATTGAGTTCATCCATATGTATCCAGGAATGATAGAACTTCGCCGATACGAACTCCTTATCATGTTTGACAAAGTCCGCAAAGAATTTAGAAACGAGAAACTTCTCCTGCTGTTTTTTCTCCATTTTATTGTATTTCGTTGTAAAATGAGTTTAGAAAATATTTCTTTTATGTAGAGCGAGCGTAGCGTAATGGACGATTATTCCGTGACATCGTTATACGAATCAAAAAACGAATGGGCGTCTCGTCTTGTCAATATTTTAACCCCCCTCATTCAAGAAGGATTTCGGTCTATCTTCGATGAAGCCGTCAAGCTGTGTGTGGGTTCCAAAGAACAAGACAAATATCTGATGACATTCCAGAACCTTCTCTCGCGAGTTCCCAAATGGAACCCCAATATCATCAAAGACGAGACTGCGCGAATCAAGGAACGCAGCACCTGCGGGTATTTAGAAGATTTGATTACATGCGTCCATATTATTCATCTGAAGTGTATGACGGTCATGCGTGTTGGCACCAAGCAGAAGAAAGTGGATATTAAAATCCCGCAACTATCGGATTTCATTCATAAGATTTATGTGAATAGCGCGCGAAAGTTGTATTCGAATGTCTATATTTTTGAGAAGGGCATACAGCCGCTTCACACCCAGCGCAATAATCGCGAATTCGAAATCATCGTGAAGGAGTGTATCTATAACACAATTCGCGACAATATTCCCGTGGAAGACCTGATTAAGATGTATTTAGAAGAAACAATTGAAGACGTCGTAGAAGTCACGGAAAATGAGGAGGTCATCAAACAAGAGCCGATTCTCTCGAAAGAGGACGCCGACCTCTCGGCGAGTCGGCGTGCGCGTCATGGAAGCACACGCCGTCGTCGTCATCGCGACCGAGACCGTGTATCGGGCCAAGACGGCGGAGGGGACGGCGGGGAGGACGGGAGTGGTGGCGGCGACAGCGGAGATGTTGTCACATCCAGTATCGGACAACTCGATTTTGTGGGCGAATTGAACGGAAGTAATGCGCCAGACTCAGTGAATACGAACAACGAGGTAGTGAATGACGCAGCGGAAAGCGGCAGCGGTAGCGGCGTATCATTCGGAGAGAATCAAATCCGCACATTTGAAACGGACGCGAGTGAGTATATGTCACGCGACGCGGATGACGCAGATGACGCGGACGACGATGATGGTAGTGGCCGTCTGAATATTGGCGGCGATATAAAGCTGGACACCTTGGATATTCATACATTGAATGATACGCAAAATATTAACGCACCGCCATTATTGGATGATATAGAAGTCCTGGCATAATTCATATAATAAATATAATGAATATATATTATATAGGTAGTATGGCTGACGGACCATCGGCCGGCAGAGGACCCGCAAAAAGAGAAAGAACCATAACTATTAGAGACTACATTAATGATGAGAACCATAAAACCCTAGATAGGTTATTTATAGAGCAACAACAATTATATAATCAGTATGTTCCGTTAAAGATAGATTGTTATGGTCCACCTTTACGGCTCATGGATTATTATGATTGCTTTAAGGTTTTTCAAGGTCCGACAGTCGAAGCCGCGCATGGTCAGGCGGATTCTTTGAATATAACCGGTCATTTTCAGTTTCATTCAGGGCTTATTGTTAAAAAGACGCTGGAAGAAGATGTAACGACAGATGGTACTAAGGTCAATGGTATACATGTAACGTTAGATGATTATGTTGATTTGTTAGAACCATTTCGTAGATCTAGTAGTTTGAATATAACGGATATGATGGAAAAAGGATGGAAGATTGCCGACGACCAATCACCGCCTCCGCCTACGCGCGGTTTATTTTCGTTGGGTAAGAGTCCAGAAGGTCCAGAATTACTAAGAACAGACGGATTATTAAGAACAGACGGACGGGTAAATATAGTAAAGGATGGACAACCGCCATCTACAGTTCATTTTCGTCAATTGTTAATGGATAATATTGACGTATTTCAAAGTTTCCAAAATAAGGTAAATATTGTCACCGGACATAATTTATCTCCGGCTTTGATAGACGAATATTCATTATCGTTTATTCACAAATTATTAACAGAACCATATAGTGGTGACCGAAATGAGAGATTAAATGCGATAGTCAAAAAGTTAAATGAAACAAACGAACGCCTTGTCGAATTCACAAAGAAACAAATACTAGATGATATAGCTAGTTTCAGCGGCTTAAACCCGACCGAATTTCTATCACCAGATTTAAGGGGAGTAGACGCCACTACCAAGCCCCCCAAATCATTGTTCACAATATTAGTTGAGCAACTATCATCGAAACCTACATTCTGGTCAATGGGTGATAGATTTTTATCCGGAGGATTTTCTTGCGTTGAGACAACTGGCGGAGATACATACAAATGGGATGAAGCCCAAACTATGATAACAGACCAAGATGAAAGAAAATTGTTGGAGTCATTAGCATTCACATTAACTTTTCGTGTAGATATGGTTTACAACGGTAAAAAATATTTTTTTAGTTTGATACTTAACCGTGAAACATTTAATAGTAAATTAGAAGGAAAAGGCGTTTTTAAACAATACGAAATTTACAAAGATATACTACATGATTCATTTAAGGGTTGTATTGTGGATGCTTTACGAGGGAGAGCGACCGCGACAGCGGCGGAGGCGACAGCGACAGCGGCCATTGAACAATTATGGTCCGAACGAACATTTGATTTGATTCAGAATGGATGTGCAGAAATCGAACGTTGTATAACTCCAGCTCCAGATAATTTATTGCAGAGTAGTAGATTAAAATTAGTATTTCATACTAAAAAACCCAATGGTGATATTACTCTTCTCCCGAACCCTTTCGACACAAACCCAGATTGGAGTAAAATATGTGGTGATGTTTGTAAGATGGACCCAGTGGTAAATGTTCATCTTCATTTTCCAAAGATAAGAAACGTAATAAAAGACCATTTATCAGTACCACCAGGCGGTAGTGAAATAGTCGACTGGTCTAAAACAGTAAATGAATATGACGAGAATATTATCCAGACATTATTAGCAGAAAGTGAAGGTCACGAATGGCAAACCGAATCTTTATTAGGTTCTGAATCAAGAACACTATCTGAAAGTAATGGGAGGAGCAGTGATTTGTTGTTATCTCCTGGAACCGCACCGTCGTCACCACAACATTCTGTATCTGTATCTCCAGGTCGGCCAATAACAGAAAGTGTGGTAAGAGGCATTGAAAGTGGTTCTATCGACGAACGAATATCTGATTTTTGGAGATCACACGAAAATGACGCCGTCAACTCTACACAAAATCCTCCAGATGATTGCGCAGCGCAACAGGGTCATGCGCCACGGGTCGGATTTTTCACGCAATTTAGAACTGCCTTGGTAGAACTTGTGAAAACACTATTTAGACAACCACCCGGCGCTGATTTTACCGGCGGCGGCGGTTCTTTACATAAAAAACCGCGAAGGTCGAAAACACGCACCAGGCGTAGTAAAAAGTATTCTAGGAAAAAGGCTAGACATTACAATACATATGTGAAAACGCGCATAAAGCGTCGTCGTAGTGCTACTTATAAAAAATAATTATTCGTATATATCATATGGCTGATGAAGAAGAAGAACCAGGCAAATGGTATGATAATATTTTCCTCCTAGACATTTTGATTTTCATCTTCTCCTTTGCGTTTTTAGCAATCGCAGGTGGTGTATTCTATGTTTGTTATCCACCAGTGATGCTAGCATTTCAAACCTAGTATACTTCGCGTATAATACCGAATAAATAAGTGAAATTGTATGTATATAACTCTATTTAGAACTATATACATTGTATCGTATTCGTATTCGTAATGTTTAACTCTACGAAACTATTCGTCATCGGGGTCGCTGTCGCCGCCGTTTATTTTATACTGAAATTTATGGAAATGCGATTCGTAGAACCTGATAGCCAGAAACCATTGAAGGTGCTTATCCGCGATTCCATCGTTGTGTGTATTTCCGCGGTATTAGCGCTATTTATATTAAATCAATTTGAGAATATCGGTCTCGGCGGTGGAAGTGGCAGCGGCAGTGGCAGCGGCAGTGGCAGCGGTGGCGGCAGCAGTGCGCCCGCAGTATTTGTGGATACGCCTGGATTTTAAATCTAGTCTAGTCTATGTGGACATGTTCTGTCTTGGGTCCTTCGACCGAAACCCCATTTTCATAATAGTGTTTTCCAACCTGGTCCAAGTTGGATAACATCAGGCGCCAGGCGTCCTTATACGAATGCTCGGTATATTTGAGTGCGGACGCGTGTCTCTCGCAAAACGCGCGCACATACGGCGCCGCAAGGGCGTTCTTATACTGGGGCATTGACGGGAACAGGTGATGCTCAATTTGAAAATTAAGATACCCCATTATCCACGTTACCAGTGCGGATTTTGTGGATATATTCACAGTATGATGTAGCGCATATTCAAACCATAGGAGGTGTTTATTTTCGGGGACTACGCCGGTAAATGTATGCGAAAGAGAGAAGTGGCCGAAGAGGTAGACCAAATTCCAGAAATTGACGACCATTAGGAGGAAATACGACCAGAGGAGACCGCCGCCACCACTGCCGCCAGTATAAAAAATAAGCGGTAACGATATGTGCGACGCTGTCATACAGGCCATTTCAAACGCGGCAGTTCTACGCTCTCCCATCGTCGTTGCGAAACATAATCTGTGAAATACCTTCTTCGGGTGAAGATAGTATATCCAAAACAAATGGACGAAGATGCCATTTACAACGGGCAAAAACGTCCACGCTTGAAGCCGCATCCACCACCGGTTCATAAACCTCGCGGGTCTTTGTCCGTGCGTGGTTGATTCAAATGCGCGATTGAAAAACGCGACGAGCGGTGTTGTATTCAGGTCAATATCGTGTTTGATTTTCTGGGGTGCGGCGTGATGACGGGTATGCATAGAATTCCATACGGTCGAACTTATACCAGCACCGAACCCCATTATAAATGTTTGGATAGCGCGGTCAATACGCTTGTTACCGGTAAAACTCAAGTGGCCGCATTCGTGCTGGACCCAGCCACATCGCGTCTTGAATACGATGAACGAGAGAACCGACGCATATATATTATAAGACGCAAGCCACGTCCCCATCCCGAAATAAAATGCGAGTTCTAGAAGTCGGAAATAAACGTGGATATAATCCGGTTCAAATAAGCCTTGAATGACGAGCTTCTCGCGCATCTCTCGGAAATCGGCGGTCATTGCGTTTTCGGGTGCGACAGACAGCGGCCGCAGCGAGCTTTCCGGATATACCGGCAATGATTGTAGGACCTTATTCACCCTGTCAGATGACCGATGATGAAACTCGCGGAATACCTCGGTCGCATCGGCGGTATTTTTCATGTAGTTGATGATACTTCCGCCAGGATGCTTAAATTCTGTGATATCATAGGTCACCCCGTCGATGGTGATGGTGTCGCGGGGGCGAGGGCGAGGGTCGTCGACGTGGTTGTCCATTACTTTATCCATTACAGTATATATATTCTAGTGTTTATATAATAATACAGACCAATGGATGCCACGTTACTCATCAATGAGTTTCTCTCGGGCCTCACGATTGCGCTCTTATTGATTCCCGAGTCCATCGCATTCGCATTTATTATGGGTCTATCCCCGACTACCGGCATCCAAAATACAATGGTGATGTCTCTCGTCACATCATTATTCGGCGGTATGCCAACGATGATTTCGGGTTCAACTGCGGCAGTCGCCACATCCATTGCGGGTGTTTCCACCTTACTCGGGAAAGAATACATCATCCCTACCGTCATCGCTGGCGGGGTTATCCAGATTGTAGCGGCGATGACCGGGTTATACAAGTATATAACATATGTGCCGAAACACATCATGTCGGGGTTTCTGATTGCGTTGGCCGGTTTAATCGCAGTTCATCAACTGGATAATTTCAAAGACAAGGAACATAAATGGTTGACCGGTCTTAAAATGGCGAATACGACGCTATTTACCGTTGTAAGCACGCTGATTGCGTTCTTCGGTGTCATTAAAATCACGCATAGTAAAGACCAACACATCCATATCCCAGGCGGTCTAGTCTCCATGTTCGCAATCACCGCATTTATTTACATATTTACGCAATATTACAATATCGACCGCGTCAAAGACATTGGAGCATTAAAGTCGGACCTACCTTCCCTTATTTCAATGGATTCAGTTAGTAAAATCAAATATGACGCAGACAGTCTTCTGAAAATGCTGCCGTTTTCGGCGGCGATGGCATTCACCGGGTTGTTGGAATCGCTTATTATGGTGAAGGATGCCGAAAGTGCGCTGGGTATAAAGGGCGATTCATTTCGCGAGAGTCTCGTCCAAGGTATCGCGAATGTGGCGACGGGGTTAACCGGCGGATTCGGCGGTTGTGTATTGGTCGGTCAAAGTAAGCTGAATTTGGCAAACGGCGCCAAAACCCAGTTTTCATCCGTGATAACGAGTGTGCTTTTTATTGTCATATGTCTCTTCTTTGGTCGCGCCATCAACGAAATTCCGGTTGCGGCGGTAGTAGGTGTAATGTTGCTGGTCGTTTATAAAACCGGCGACTGGGATAGTTTATTCAAACCGCAGTCATTTGACAGACGATGGGTCATTACGATTATTACCGCGATTGTCGGGTTTGTATCGGGCAGTTTGACACTCGGTGTCGTTGCGGGCGTCATATTAGATAAGATGGCGGCGCGGGTGTGAAAAAAATTGATTCATTATTTTTATATTGTAGATAAACGCATGAATCATTCATTCGTTTATCGTAATGTCTGCGCCTGCCTCCGCCTCCGCCTCCGCCTCCGCCTCCGCCTCGTATTGGCCTCTTACCTTTGACGCCGTGAGAGATTGCGACCTATCTTATTTCAATGACAACCATTCCGCCGATATGGTGCGTGATGGAATGCGCGCAATTCTTCGCGCCAGCGAATTACCCGAAATCAAGGACAAGGAAATAAATGTATGGAAATATCTCTCGGAATACAGTCCGCCACCCAACCGCGGGTTCCAGTTCAGCGCCGGCGATGACGACATCGTCTCGCTGGTCCAGTATCAGATGGAAACCGGACATTCTGGTTGTAGTATGGGATGGACAATGCGCCAGATTGAGTTCATCGCAAAGAATGGAGTTCCGGCGCACCGACAGCTGTTTCTCGAAAGTCGTCGTCGCCGGGTTCGCGAGCAATGCGATTGTTCCGACGTCTAAAAGAGGGTATAATACACCGGCAGTGTATCCACACTCATAAGAATATGCGTATTTCGCCCCTCTTTCAAGAATCTCGCTGCGAGTGCCGCGTGTTTCTTGTATTTTTTATATGTGATTTTGTATACATCAAACATCGGATTATGTATTTCGGTAGAAGGAACGTGATTATGGACGGTCCGTGAAATCATTTTATACAATTTAAAATCAGGATACCGCTCTTCACCACTGGATTTATAGAGCACATTACGCCCCTTGTCATCCGTAACCCATTTTACAACCAGTTTAATAATGGGGTCGGATTTACACAGTTTTTCCACTTTACGCAGGTCGTAAATGAAATAGTCAAACAGCGCGCACGCGAGGCGGCATAAATCAAAACTGAAATTCGGTTCTACTGTGGGTTTATCGGGGTTATAATAAGGGGGGAAGTTATACTGGGTTGCTGCGTCACCCTTCGGGTGGAAACTGTCGCTACAGATGAGTTCACCGCGGAACTTGTATATCGCGCGCCCGAAATCAATGAGCTTAAAAATACGCCCATAAGTGGGGACCTTGTAATGCTGGCCTTCGTAGATGTAGTAAATGAACTCTTCGGTTGTCTCGACAAACATCACGTTGTTAGTATGAAGGTCATTGTGTGTGAATGCGAACATTTTCTGATAAATAATGAGTGTCATTATTACCTGGAATAAAATAGACGTCCATTCTTCTTTTGTTAGTTCGTCCGTCATCATAATATGGTCGAGTGTATTGACGCATTTTTCAAGGAGGATTGCTTGGATGGGGAAATCTTTGATTTTTACGATGAGTTGTTCGTCGTCACTGTCATAACTTCCTGTCTCGTCGTCGCTTTCACTGTCGGCGGCGGCGTCGTCGTCGGCGTATGGAGAATCTTCCACTGGAATCGCCGAGTTCTCGCCGCCGTCGCTTTCACTGTCGCCGCTTTCACTGTCGTCGTCGTCTCCGCTTATCGTAGTATAGGAAGAGTTTGACTGTGACGAATCAGTGTCACTTGTTTCATTATTGTCCCTTGTTCTATTTTTCGTGTATAAAGCTGGCGCGTCGGTGGCATCGGCGTCGGCATCGGCGTCGGCGTCGGCCTCGGTGGCGCTTGGGTTTGCGTATTCCGAGAGATTTAATTCTAGGATTTCAACTGGTGTATTCTCCACGACGACATCTATATTATCCACGGCGACAGTCTCAACATCCGAAACACTGTCAAGAATATGAATACGGTTTTTAATAGTAGAATAGTCTTCGTCTTCTTGTATATAACTAGTCGCGCCAATCATCGGTTTCATTTTGTTACGGATTTTCATCAACTTGCTTATATTGATATCCGAGAGGTCGCTGCCGCCGCCGCCGCCGCCGCCTGATTCGTCATCGCCGAATTGCGAATAATCGATGGTGAATAGATTGTTTTCGTATGTATTAAAAAACGAACACCCAACCAGATAGTCAATATCATCAAATACATTGGTGGAAAATTCGCTCTGTTTACATAAGTAACTGCCATAATAATCGAGTCCGTGGGCGATTCCGTGTTCGTGAAGTGCGCGGCTCGTCAGATAGGAGAAAAACCCGTCAACATACGACGAATTATTTGTATTAAGTATTTTCTCTTCACACGTTTCAGGTGTAGAATTGTATTTGGGAAGCGCGCGCGTTTTGTTATCAGGTTGCGTATCATATTTCCCTGATAAATAACGGATGGGGTCAAGAAGCGGCGAATACTTGACAAACATGGGGACGTTGTTGGTATTTCCGCTGTCGTCAGCGATAATCGTTTCTAAATGGTTTAGGGAATGAGTGCGAACATCGTCGGTGGAGGGGCGGTCGTAGTCGTCGATGTGTTGCGTTGGATGCGAGATGATATTCTGTAAATAATACTTTTGGTTCAATTGGATTCCGTTATAGTTTAATTCATTTACATCAAAAAATCGCGAATATATCGGTATATAATTTTGAATATCATACAGTAATGCGGACTCTATTGTATCCGGTGTATATTTGTGTTTACGGTAATGAAGTTGGAACGCCGATGCCGCATTGTCGGTCATTGTTCCTAAATGTATAATAGTTATTGATATGAATGATAACTAGAACTTTTATATTGATTTTAAACGGGGATTCCATTCCGTATTCCATTCCGTATTCCATTCCATTCCATTCGTATAATTGTCATAAAAATAATATATCCCATTTTTATTACTACTATGAATTTAGAACTCGCGAAGTTCGAGATGAAGGCAATCAGTTTTCGCCCTGATGAAAACAAGGGCCCAGTCATCGTTCTCATTGGACGTCGTGATACCGGTAAAAGTTTTCTCGTTCAGGACTTGATGTTTCACCACCAGGATATCCCCATCGGGACAGTCATCTCCGGAACAGAAGCAGGCAACGGTTTCTTCGCAGCCCATGTCCCAAAACTATTCATCCATGATGCGTATAATACGGCCATCATTGAGAATATTCTAAAGCGCCAAAAGGCTGTCCTAAAGCAGGTCAAAAAAGAACAGGATATGTATAAGAAGTCGTCCATTGACCCGAGGACGTTCGTTGTATTGGATGATTGTTTGTATGATAACAAATGGACGAAGGACGTGATGATGCGCCTCCTGTTCATGAACGGGCGTCATTGGAAGGTCATGTTAGTCATCACAATGCAATATCCCCTTGGTATCCCTCCAAATCTCCGCACGAATATCGACTACGTTTTTATCCTCCGTGAACCATATATTGCGAATCGTAAGCGAATCTACGACAATTATGCGGGTATGTTCCCCACTTTTGAGAGCTTTTGTCAGGTGATGGACCAGTGTACCGAGAATTACGAGTGTCTCGTCATCAATAACAACGCGAAATCTAACAAATTACAGGACCAAATCTTCTGGTATAAGGCACAACAGCACGGGCCGTTCAAGCTGGGCAGTAAGGAATTCTGGGAAATATCGAAAAATCTCGGTTCTGATGATGAAAGCGAGCAGTCGTATGACCCAAATGCAGCGAAAAGTGGCAAGGGTCCGAAGATTAACGTCAAGAAGAGCAAGTGGTGATGGAAAGTTGCTCTTCTTTTCGGAGGAGCAAGATGGCTAAAATAGTATTTTAACCCTATTTCTTGCTTTTGATTTATAAAAGCGACAGTCATTTATACTATCGCTTTCACAATCTTGCTTGTTTTTTATAAAAGCGACTATATTCCAAACCGTCGCTTTTATAAATCCGCTTTTCATTTATGAAAGCGGAAAATCATAGACCTCTGAAAGACTGCGCAACGTATGCTTTACTAAATTCTTCTATACCTAAAACCTTAAGTTGTAATGTTTCTAAAACATACTTCATGTAATACTTCCAATCAATTTGTCTACAATACGGGCATTTGTAAGAATGAACATTTTCACGGTTCTCGTTTATTTTATCCCAACAAATCTCACAAATTATACACTCGCAGTTAGGCGTAGGACAACAATGTGATGTATTGTTTGTAGGTGTAATTAGAAGGGCTTTCCATTTTTGACCGTGTTCAATCATTTTTTCTATGTCGTTCTCCATTGTTCTCATTTCTTCTTGTGATTTTTTTATAGCTTCATGTAATTCTTCTTCCGTCTTGGGTTTGAAAAACCTTTCATAGCATATAGCACATTCCATTTATATTTTATAAATAATAATAGTTATATTATTCGAAGATGTTCATTTAATTATATTCAATTTATGTTTATAATTAGTATTACAATCTTGCTTGTATAATCTTGCTTGTGTATCTGAAAACAACTTAAAGACATCCGTATATACATAGTATAACATACGCTCATTACGATGTCCTCCGCTTCCGCCGCCACTCTAAATATTGTTGAACTCATCGAAAAAAACCCGATTACGAAATTGTCACAAACATACAACAATTTTCTCCTCGAAAAAATCCAAGAAAACTTCAGCACATTCGAACAACAATTGTTTGTCAGTAGTTTTTATTGTTACCTGAATTATGATAAGAATACTGACTTTGTCGTTGACCTGGATGATGTATGGAGATGGTTAGATTTCAGCCAAAAATTTAACGCAATTAGAATTATTGAATCCAACTTCAAACTTAATGTTGATTATAAAAATATTACTGCTTCGAGTTCTGATAGTGATGAAGAACATTCCGCCAATCAAGACAAACCAAAAAAACACGGTGGCCATAACAAACAAACCATCAAACTTACTATTCGTTGCTTTAAACTTCTCTGCCTTAAAGCACAGACCAAGAAAGCGGGTGAAATACATGAATTTTACATCAAACTAGAAGAAATTATTCATATGACCGTTGACTATCAAACAAATCAGCTCCGCGCGCAACTCGAACAATCCACTGCGCAGCTCGAACAAAAGAACGAAGTCATCAGCACACTCAACCAAGCCACCATCACCCTCACCCAAGAAAAGAAACGCGCAATTGAACAAACCCTCATCAGCCAATTTCCAGTAAACACCGAGTGTATTTACTTTGGCACCATCGACAATACCAACGCCGACAACGAGAAACTCATCAAGTTCGGCCACACCAACAACCTTGCCACCCGCGTCGCCGACCATCATAAGAAATACACGAACTTCATCCTCGCCGCAGCATTCAGAGTCCATAACAAAGTCGAAATTGAGAACTACATCAAAGACCATCCAAAAATCAAGCGTCAACTTCGCACCATTGAAGTCGCCGGTAAAAACAAAACCGAAATCATCGCATATGAGAGCACCAATTTCACAATTGCGCGCCTTACAAAGCATATTGAAGACATTATTCACGCTAGAATGTATAATGTGGAAAACTTCAACAGGCTTATTCAACGCAATCAAGAATTGGAGGCCGAGAACGCAAAACTCGTCAGTGACCTCGAACAAAAGAACAAGGCCATCCACGACCTCACTCTAGCAAACAATGAACTCCATGAGAAGACCGCACAACAGTCGCAGGCACTTCAAGTCGTCGCGACCGAAAACGAATCTCCGTTCAATCAACACATTCTTCTCCCCGATAATGAAATGACACAAAAGTTCGACGAGTTCGTCGCAACCTGCTGTATTGTGCGTCCCGATGTGGAAGAGGAGTCCGTGAACCTTGAAGGGCGTTTTCGTCTTTGGTCGCACACGAAACCAACGAAAGAAACCTTCCACGCATTGAAACATTATATGGACGTCAAATTCAAACCCAAACGTATCGGCCGTATTCACGGCTATCAAGGTATCAAATTGAAGACAGTGGAATACAAGAAGGTCGTCGCAAATGAGGCCGAAAACCCAGCACAGTTTAGCGTGGAAACCTTTATTTTCCAGTGCTGCCAATTCTCCGACCGTGGTAAAATCCTGAATTCAACACTCCTGAAAGAGTATCAGCAATGGAAAATCTCCGTTGGACAGACCCCAAGCGAAACCGATTTGAAGAATTTGAAGACATACCTCAATGCGTGCCAGAACGCACTGAAAGCGACGATTTGGTCTGAAAATAATTCGAATGAAGGCTATTACGGATTGGGTTTACGTGAAAATTATTACTCGATGACACAAGCCGTTATTCAAGGACAGGCCAATCCGGTGATTAGTGTCCAAATTTCAACCACCGGCAAGAAAGTTGAGAAACGCATAGTCAATTCAAATCAACTATTGAAAACATGGGATACGATTGCGAAAGCAGCCGTCGCTGAAGGCTTTTCCGCCGCCAAAATGAGCCGCAGTGTAAAAGACAAAACAGTCTTCAAAGATTATTATTACTGTGTCGCGCAATCCGTCTAAGTCGCGAATTCACATTATTATTACTGTATCTCCCAGTAGTAATAATGACCATTTTTCATTGTTTTCAATCAGAATATTCAAATACTAATCAACGTCCTTCGCATCGCTAGCCCCCGTCAACCGCGACAACCCGTGGTCGCTATTCTTATCCATAACAACGTCCTCGCTCTCAAACAGTTCCTTGCGCATCTCTTCCACGGTCATCGTCACAGACGCGGACTCGTCCACCGCGTTCCAAATACCGCCACCAACACCCTCGCCGACGCCCACACTGCTTTCCAGAAGTTCCTTCGGCTTCGCATCCACCAATGTCTCACCGTCCTTCGCCAACATCTGTGTCAACTTATTCCCGCTCTCCTTCGCCAACTTCATATTCTCCTGAATCGCCTTCGCCTTCGTCTCCTTGATGCGCTTATCAAACTCGGTCTTGGCCTGGTCCTCGTTCTTCTTCTTCTCCATCATAAGCTGATTCAATGTCTCCTCCATATATTCTACACGGCCAGTCTTATACGCGTCAGGGTGAAAAGGCACCCACAAACCGACAGGTCCGACGAATACATCGTGATTAGGGTCCACCTCGCGCAACATCTGACAACGCAACTCGGCCTCCTTCTGTGAACCGAATACCCCGCGCACTTTCAAACCACGCACGGTTGTCTGGAAATTGTGCTTCTCGTTGAATTCCGCATCAAGGTCGTCCTCATGCTTGTCCAGGAACGTCTTATACTCATCATAGATGTTCGTCTTCTGAAGCGTTTCCTTCTCTTCTTTAGCAAACTCCTGAAAGTCCGCCGTCAATTTGTCAAAATTCACGTGGTGCTTAAATGAAACGAAATTAAGAAACTGGACAAACTTCTCCATTGACTTTTGATAGTCCCAGTAATGAAGAAACTTCTCAAAAAAGAAATGGTCCTTCTGCTTCAAAATGTGTTCTGGTGACACGAAGGACAAACACGCGAACTTCTGCCCTGCGATGGGCTTGTCTTCCTCTAACAAATCAATATATTTAGGATTGACAGCACCGGTATTGGTGTGCTTCAGCTCAACGCCGGAAGGGGGTAGTGGTGTGGACATCGCGAAATAGAATGGAGCCGAATGGAATGGAGCCGAATGGAATGGAATGGAATGTATAATATACTACATTATAGTTGTTTAAGTGATTTAACGCACAACTCTTGTAAATATTAATTTCTTGACATTATTTATAATAAATAAACACAATGTCTGGAGTTTTTGATTTAGGCGAACTCGTGAAGAGAACCATTAAATATTTAGTCGAAGGTGTGATGGTGGCGATCGCTGCTTACGCCATCCCCAAACGCAGTTTATCATTTGATGAGGTTGCCCTCATTGCCCTGACCGCTGCGGCCACCTTCAGCATTCTGGATACATATGTTCCCAGTTTGGCCGTTTCCGCCAGGACTGGTGCGGGCTTCGGTATCGGTGCCAACCTCGTCGGCTTCCCCACCCCCCTTCGCGTCTAAATACAACGCATGATTCCATCATCCCCCGTAATATATGCTTCAACTAGTATATATTACCGCAATGGTCGTTCTACCAGGAGTCAATGAATTTCGGTCCTGGGTCGGATTCCCCCCGCCCAAAAAAGAAAGCGGAGCCGTCACCGAACTACGCGACCGCTTCAATTCGTATCATTACAATATTGTAGAACGTGACCCCGACCGTTTCCGTATTTTCGTAGCTTTAGCAATTACGTATATTATCATTCTCCTCGTTCAGCCGACTCGTTATTATTGGTGGTATCCGTCATTTAATGTCACCATATCGGGTTTCGGTAAGGCATTCCCGGACAGTCGCGCAGAAATCCACACCGTCGTCACTGAATACATTATGAAGCGAATGCCGAGTGATGTCGCGTTTTTTCGTATGACGGATATGAACCCTGCCACCGCATTTACACCGGTGATTACACCAGACGAAATGTCCCTCGCGGAAATGGACCGGATTATCACGCATACTCGGGTCATTTTCATAACAAAAATGCTCAAATGGTTCTATAATCGCGCCCGACCCGCACAAATCGCACCCGAAATCATCAATGAGGCAAATGGGACACTGTTACGGTCGGACTCCGCGGCAACTCCCGCATACCCATCGGGACACGCCGTCCAGACTTATTATTTAGCAAAAATACTCGCGCGGAAATTTCCCGCCAAAACCCAGGCGATTATGGATATCGCGACCAAGTGTGCGAATATCCGCATTATGGCAGGGCATCATTATCCGAGCGACCGCGATTTTGCGTGGTGGGTCGTAGACCGGTATTTGACGGACAGCTAACGAGGACTAGGACTAGGACTAGGACTAGGACTAGGACTAGGACTACATCCGCCTTCGCGCCGGCGGCGGCGGCTTTTTCACAAGGTCCGTCATCAATTTCTCATAATTTACGTCCCGTTTCTCTATATCACTATAACCCGCCCGCTGGATGACACACAACGGAGTAATAAGATACCATCGGTCAGCGCGTTGAAGTTTTTTCCAATACGCATCGCACGCATAGACTGGCGCATTCCCGGGATTCGCCGTCAGCCCCGCGAGACCTTCTCCGAAATTACGCAGTAATGTGTCATAATACCGGCTACAAACAAGATAACATCCCGTCGTCTGGCAATTCGCAACCCGAAAACAATCGGGCGCTTCTATTTTAAATGGTGGATAATTATTCCCGGAAAACAATACGACGTCCCATTCATCGCGAAACCGCGAAAGAAAAGACGACACTTGATGAACTAGCACTTCCGGGTGAATAACCAATGCGTCATCTTCAAAAATGAGAACATGTTCCCACCCATTATTCTTCGCAATCTGAATACATTCAATATGACTTTTCGTACACCCAATCGCACCGTTGTTCTCGTCCTTGATGGCCGAAAACCGTGAAACTGGCACAAACGTAAAATCCTGCGGGTATCGCTCATGGAGATCCTCGAACTGCTTTTCAAATAATGCGCGACGGTCGAAACGTGAATCTAGGTTGATATATATCGCGTGTGTTATATCGGAAAATTTACGAAGCATTGTATTTCTATATCTATAACAATAACAATATATATTGAGTATTATTTCGTTTTATATAATAATAGTAATTATTTATATGTTTATTATATTATTCGTTTTTTTTGTAGAATGACCCCCATAAATATAACATTTAGCTCGTGTTTGTATGGTATAAAAAACCGACACGGCTACGAAAAACATATGAATTGGTTTCGCGATTTTATTCGTGTCGTGAACCGATTTTATCTGGTTATTTATACCGGCGAATCCGAATACAACGTAATTTGTGATGAGATACGGAAACTGGGAGAAGACACCCAGCGAAAAATAAAGGTCGTTGTCAAGCCATTTTCGGAGTTTCATAATTCGAAATACGAGAGATTTTGGATGGAAAACAATGCGAGACCCGAATGTAAACTCGCAGAAATCGCAGATTGGCGTCTCAATATGCTGTGGTGCGAAAAGACCCATTTTGTAAGAGAGACCATTGAAAACCGATACTTTGACACCGAATATTATGGGTGGTGTGATGTCGGTTATTTTCGCGATACATTAGCACCCGCCACTTATCGCGAGAGAATACGCGAACACTGGCCCAATCCATATAAAATCAATCGACTTCATAAAGATAAGGTATATTATGGATGTAATGTATTGTCTAGTCAGTTACATAAAGCGTATACTTATCACACGCGGCATTTTAACAATATAGACACAGACACCGGGATTCCGAGAGAATCATATCCCCCGCGCGCACATATATTTAGCGGAGGGTTTTATATCACTGGACGCGAAAAGGCGTTATGGTGGTGTGGCCGGTTTCAAGAAATTCTTGAACTTTATATTTCGAATAATGCGGTTATTCAAGACGACCAACATATCATCGCGCATTGCGTGTTTACGACGATGAATGGAATGAATGATGGAACCACGAGCCCTGATTTTTGTATCATAAAAGTAAATGAAACGAGCGATGATAAGCGATGGTTTTTATTTCGCGATGTTCTGCTATGAATAAGTAAGCAGACTTAAATACACAAGAATAGATTATATATTGTTACAATGATTACGGCTACGATTATGGGTGGGTTAGGGAACCAGCTGTTCCAAATATTCGCAGTTATCGCGGCAGCCCTTCGCAATCACGACACATTCTTTTTTATGAGGCAACAGGAATTAGCGGGTCCTCCTGGACATCCGCGTTATACACATTGGTCCACATTATTGCGCGGGTTAGGCCGTTATCTTACACAGTCCAATGATACCACCGAGAGAATGTTTCAGTCTTTGCCGCGATGGGATGAAATCGGGTTTCAGTATACGTCTCTTCCTACTGGAACCGTGAAATATCCGAAACCGTTGCGTATTCACGGGTATTTCCAGAGTGAAAAGTATTTCGTAGATAAATACGCAGACATATGCGATATGTTACAACTGAAGGAACAACAAACCTGGATAAAGAAACTTTACGAAAACGAAACGTGGAGCGGCGATTACTCGGACGGAACTCCAGTATCGACGCGGCGCGAATTAGTAAGCATGCATTTCCGCATTGGGGATTATCTATTATACACACACCTCCATCCGGTGATGATGGTGGACTATTATTATCGGGCCATTTCGCATATTGTCGCCTCATCGGCGAAGTCGTATTCATTCCTCGTATTCTATGAATCACGCGACAAAGAAATCGTTCTCAAGCATATCGCAGAATTAAAACACCGTTGTGCGACGGATATCCACGGACCCGCATACGGTTGTGATATCCAGTTTCATTTTGTCCGTGACACCATCGCCGATTGGCAGCAGATGCTTTTAATGAGTGTGTGTGACCACAATATCATCGCGAATAGCACATTTAGTTGGTGGGGTGCGTATTTCAATGCGAACCCATGGAAGGTCGTTTGCTATCCAAGTGTTTGGTTCGGGCCAGGCGCGTCCCATGATACGCGGGATTTGTGCCCGGAGTCGTGGGTGAAGGTGGATGCGACAGCGTGAATAGTATAATATATTCGTATATGTATATATTATATTCTTAATTTTATTATGGAAGGACAATTCGCAAATGTTCTGTCAAACGAGTCAATAGCCTATCTTCTATCGCGACAGGAGGTTGTTGACGCAAAAGCACGGATTAACGCAAAGACCGCGTCGTCCGCGTCCGAGAAATTTACTGTCCCGCTTACACCCGCGATTCGTTCAGAACTGTTTGCGGGTATGGGACTACAGTTATCACATATCACCACAATTCCGATGCGTTGGGTGAAGGGAGATACACCAGCGCACCACGACACCGGTATTTCTGGGTTTACACATACACATTTAGTATATTTGACAGATAGCGCCGGCGACCTTGCCGTGGATGGTGTGATGTACCCTATCCGCCGCGGATACGGTTATATATTCTCCGAGGGGACATCCCACGAAACGGTCGGAACCGACGCAGACTCCGAGCCACGTCTTCTACTTGGTCCAATGAGCGAGACGGGATTCGCGGTGGGTGCTATTCCCACCGGTATTTCCCTTCCAGGCGGAACCACCGTCTATATACGACAAGCCGCAGTCGGCGAACCACTGTATTATAGTATTGATATGGTTTCGTGGACGGAGATGTTTTTATACATTACCGAATTTATAAATTCTGACCAACCTCTCGGCCTATTGACCATTGAATTCATAACGGATATTACACTGGATGTAATAGTAGGAGGAGGTGCCAACGGTTATTTCATCTGTGGGTCAGATGGTATCCAATTCGGTTCTAGAACATTGAAATCGGATGGGACGCGCCCCGTTATCACGATAGATGGGATAACCGATTATCCAGGTCTCATTCAAAACGGGAATAGCGGTGCAAATGGCTATAATACGATTTACATAATGAATATGGAAGTCCGCGCATCAGGCGGAAGCACACTCGCAGACGGTGCTGGTTGGTTAGGACAAGCGTATTTCGGGAAGGGGACCACCGCATCCAGTGCGATTCTTCTGAACTGTCATTCCACGGGAGATACCGGTGCTGGATGCGGTGGTATCGTCGGGCAATACGCTGGACCCGTGAAATGTGTGAGTTGCTCTTCATCGGGGGTTATAGGGCAAGCCGGTGGCGGTATCATCGGTGCGAATTCGCCATCCACCGCGGGTGCGTTGAGTTGTGAGTCGTGCTGGTCGTCTGGCGTGATTGGAACCTACGGCGGCGGTATCAGTGGACAATCCACCGGCGCGGCGACTATCGCGAATTGCTACTCTACCGGTAGTATGAACCAAAACGCAGGCGGTATTTCGGGGCGGTATTCGGGGAGTGCTTCCGGTCATACCATAAGCGACTGCTATAGCCGAGGCGCGATTGGCGACTATGGCGGCGGTATCATCGGAAGTGAATGCGGTTTAGTCGTTATCACCAATTGTTATTCGGTTGGTGCCATACCAAATGACGCAGGAGGTATTCTCGGAAACCTAGGGGGGAATAATACAGACAAAATGGTCTCAAATTGTTATGTTACGGGGGCTACAACCCACGTTCTATTTGGATATATTATACCTGGATACAGCAATCTTACCGGAAATGTAAGCGTGGTGGATGGCACGGTTTATTTGACAAACAATGCGGCAACAACGGGTTGGAGTAATACCACCGCAAATACCACACTCACGGGCACCCCCGCCTCCGCGGCAGCACCTATCGGCGCGAAATGGGTCTACGCCGGCACGAACACACCTTATGAAATCTACGCGATGGGATATACGCCTTATGCGCGCACAGTGGTCGCGGGGACACCGCCTGCGATGGTGCGTTCTTTTGCGACCAGCGTCGTATCTGGTGACGCGCAAACGGCTGCGCCCGGACTCATTACTGGCGGTAGTAGGGCGTATGCGTTATATCGCGTGGCTGACGGTGTTCCTACTTCATATGGGGGTATCGCAATAAACGTTGTATCCGGTATTATAGCGACATCTCGTGCGACAAACCCAGGTGTTTATACCCTCACCATTCGGAATACGGGGAGTTACCACTTCACCACCATTACACTCACTGTGCTTCCGCGCCACCCTTATTCAATGTTTGGTTTGTATACGAACAACGCGCAAGTCTACTATAAATCGCATAGTCTCGCAAGTGGCGGGGTAGGAGGGGTGCGTAATCATAGGAAGAAGGCGAGGAGGACGTAATTCCATATCTCATCCGCATCTACGGCGTCGCAATAAACACCCAGTCCAACTCAATACATATCTGCTTCCATATCTGGTCTTGCTCTATCCGTTTCTCTCGGTCTTTCAACATCGGAAAAAACGGCAGGAACTCGCGCCGACCCAGTAGTTCGCACAGCTTATACACCGTATAATAATAATTCAGAAAATTCACCCTGTCATCGGGGCAGAATTTCGCGTAGGGACCCTGAATCTCCATAAACAGATTACACAACCGGTCCTCTAGGTCGGGTGTCATCACCGGTGGTTTAATCCCCAACTTATCTTTAATAAATGGAATGTGCTCGTAATATTTATTAAATCCCAGCTTCTTCATAATCTCTTTCGCCTTCTTATCGGTGAATTGGGTAATTTCAATCCGCTCCTTCTTGATTTGCTGTTTGATGCTTTCTAGCACATTATCGGGGATACACGTGGTCTCCTTCGCCTGGAACTGCGCGAGGATTTCGCGGAAATGGTTGATGCGCTTATATGCGTAAAAACACGCCTCTTTAGGCGGTTCCTTATAAGAGGGTTTCTCATTGTCTATCAGGAATACCACCTGCTTCGCGCACTGATTACATACCATAATGCCTTCGCATTCAACCGGAATCATCTCGCCATGGTGGCAGAACTGGCAAATATCCGTGGGGTAGACGTATTTAGAAACATCCATATAGGTCTGGTCAATACTCGCCAGATACTTTTCTACATTATTGTGCTGGTTTTTGAAGAGTTCTTCGGTTTTCTTCGCTTCGGGCAGATTGAAGAACGCATTTAGGGATTTTGTTTTCATTGAGCCGCCGCTGGTTATGGTTTTCTTGGTCTCAAAATACTCAAAGATATACTCACTATTGTGGAGGTAGTAGTTTTTATAGTCTTGTTGGTGCTTTTTAATGGTCGCATTGATTTCTTTAATCCGGTCACGGATTTCGAGGCATTCGTCAATACTGCTCGTGCTCGGCGGCTTCGTCGCTTCTTTGCTTCGCAAATCCGCGACTACACCGCCTCGCGCTTCGCCGCTAGAATCCACGTCATCGTTGCTAGAATCCACATCATCACATCCTATCGCACCTCCCCCCGCCAATAGAACGTAGTTCCCGCCGTTGGGGGGCGGACACCCCCCCCGTATAATTTGTAATCGTTCCTTTAGCATATTTTTCTCATTTTCAAGCCCCGGAATAATTGTATCTTGTATATATTGAAACTCTGTCTGTAATTCTTTATGCTTGCTATCTAGTGTAGTTATAGTGCGGTCATCCAGCATAATCTTTTTAGGAGGCTTATACTTGAATAATGACATCGTTCTATTACGGCCGTCGACACCGCTGCGGTTATTGAAAATATAGTATAAGAAGGTTTAGCAATTTTTGTTTAATTTGTATTTCGTTAATTTATTATTGATTTATTCGTATAATATGTCAAATTCGCGAATTTTTTTTCTTTTTGAATAGTATAACAAGCATTTTACAATGGGTGGAGGACTTATGCAACTTGTCGCCTATGGCGCCCAAGACGTTTACCTGACTGGTAACCCCCAGATTACTTTCTGGAAGGTTAGCTACAAGCGTCACACCAACTTCGCTATGGAGTCTATTGAGCAGACTTTCAACGGCCAGGCTGACTTCGGTCGCCGCGTGACCTGCACCATCTCCCGTAACGGTGATTTGGCCTACCGCACTTACCTTCAGGTTACTCTCCCTGAAATTAGCCAGTCTCTCAAGAACACTGGCAACGGCAACGTCTACGCTCGTTGGCTCGATTTCCCCGGTGAGCAGCTCATCTCTCAAGTTGAGGTTGAGATCGGTGGCCAGCGCATTGACCGCCAATACGGCGACTGGATGCACATCTGGAACCAGCTCACTATGTCCACCGAACAGCAACGCGGTTACTTCAAGATGATCGGCAACACCAGCCAGCTCACCTTCATCACCGACCCCTCCTTCAACGACATTGATGGCCCTTGCGATGCCAACGCTCCTCGCCAGGTTTGCGCCCCCCGCAATGCTCTCCCCGAGACCACCCTCTATGTCCCCCTCCAGTTCTGGTTCTGCCGTAACCCCGGTCTGGCCCTCCCCCTCATCGCTCTTCAATACCACGAGGTCAAGATTAACCTTGATATCCGCCCCATTGAGGAGTGCTTGTGGGCCATGTCCAGCCTCAACGACGCCGCCACCACCACCAAGGTCACCTCCGCCTACAACCAGTCCCTCGTCGCCGCTTCCCTCTATGTTGACTACGTGTTCCTCGACACCGATGAGCGCAGACGTATGGCCCAGAACCCCCACGAGTACCTCATCGAGCAACTTCAGTTCACCGGTGATGAGTCCGTCGGCTCTTCTTCCAACAAGATCAAGCTCAACTTTAACCACCCCGTTAAGGAGCTCATCTGGGTCGTCCAGCCCGACAAGAACGTTGACTACTGCTCTTCCCTCGAGAGGGGTTCCGTCCTCAACCGCCTTCTCGGCGCACAGCCTTTCAACTACACCGACGCCGTCGATGCCCTCCCCAACGCCATCATGGCCTTCGGATCTCACGACTCCGTTGCCCAGACCACCGGCTCTTACATCAACGCATCTGGCCTCTTCACCGACGCCGGTGCTCAGGATGTCTACACCACCCAGACCTCTTGGTGGCAGCTTGGTTCCGACCAGCCCAACACTGCCAACTACAACTTGCCTAACTTCGGACCTGGACAGAACTCCGGTGTCTCTGATGCCGGCACTTTTGTCCTCACCGAGACTTCTCTCGACATGCACTGCTGGGGTGAGAACCCAGTCGTGACTGCCAAGCTCCAGCTTAACGGCCAGGATCGCTTCTCCGAGCGCGAAGGAACCTACTTCGACCTCGTTCAGCCTTGGCAGCACCACACTCGCGCCCCAGACACCGGAATCAACCTGTATTCCTTCGCACTGAGGCCCGAGGAGCACCAGCCTTCTGGCTCGTGCAACTTTTCTCGTATTGATAACGCTACCCTTCAGCTTGTTCTTTCCAACGCCACCGTTGAGGGAACTAACACTGCCAAGGTTCGCGTGTATGCCGTGAATTACAACGTTCTTCGTGTGATGTCTGGCATGGGAGGCCTGGAACATGTATTAATGGCGATGTTGATGTTCATCGTATTAGTTTCGAACCAGGGCCGAAAAGTGTCCTCCTGTAATCATTTGAGCTCTGATTACAGTAAACGAGTTGCGTCCTCAGTATCATGTTTTTAATGATATAACCAGACCAGACACTAGTGATTCCGATGATGATAAGTCGGAGTTGCGACACACCTTGTTGTTCTGGGAAGCCTTTAGAGTTCAAAAGTACCAAGCGTGTATCCGAAAGGAGCACGTGGCCAAGAGTAGAAACTTGGGTATGGTAATAATCTTTGAAATTAGGTGACCAGCATACTTACGATCTAAGGGCGCTAAGCAAAGCCTATGATCGGGTGCCAGAGACTGAACCGGTGTGGGTCGTTGATGAAGGTGTAAGCAACCTGAAACGGCCTAAGATACAGTCCGGCCCCTAGTGAAAATTAGGGGAGAATCCGTGCGTATTCGAACTAAAATTCGTATATGTTTCCATTATATAAACATCAATTTCTATTTTATGTTTATCGCAAGATAAATATAAAAAATTAGACATTTCATATTACTTCCACACGAATTCAATCGCGTTCCACCACATTTAGTCACAATCATAAAACAATTCCACGATTTCAACCGTCTTCTCCGTAGCGTTTTCTGGGTTCGTCCAATATTCCACTTGTTCGCGCAACCTCTCCAAGCGCGATTCCCATTCTTTCTCCTTTGATTTCTTCACTACACAAATGCCTTTCCCATTCACACCCCAGCACGAAGTAACGTCGTTACCGTCTTCGTCGGTATACTCGTCCGGGTTAAACCGAATTATTATCAAAGGACGATGACTAACATCTTGAGATATCTCCATTATTCGTTTATTTTCGCAGGAGCAATCGTAGTCAACGTGTTGGTTTTCGTCAATTTCTAATATAATCACCTGGTATCCCAAGTCAAGTGTGAGGTCAGGGCGACGACGCGAACAACCATCCGTTATCGTTTTATCCGCAATCCAACTGAAATTCGGGAAATGCGATGTGATGTATTCAATCACGCAACGTTCTTTAGTTCTGTAGTTCCGAGAGACCGGTTTGTCTGGATGGGCGTGAATGAAACAGTTCAAACAGTAACCGTCATACTTATTTTTAACATTTGTATTACACCATTCGTTTTTACACGTCTTGCTAATAATATCAATCATTCCATCTTTTTTATGTTTCGAACAAAAGAGCGGTTTCGTCTCTCCATAATTATTATAATAAGGACGTATGGTGCATCTAATATTATTTACATCAATGTGAATACACCTAGGATTCTTCAAATCAATCATACCGATTATCTTATGGTCTAAGCAGTATATCGGTTTTTTTTCATCTGAAAAGTTGTAACAGGGCTGTTTAATACAATCATTTTCTTTACATTTTCTACTAATTACATCTATCATGTGTTCTGTCCGATGAACAGAACAGAACATGGCTGGTTCTTCCTTTTTGTTAAATAATGCTCTTTTATCACATCCGTCGTGAATACATCTTGTTACGTTTATATCAATCATATCAACCGATTTGTGAGCAAAGCAATACCTACCATTGGTAGAACCTGGTATATTAAAATTTGCTATGGTTTCACAATCTTCATAATTACATAAATCATATTTACTATTTCTGACCATCCCTATTAGTTTATGGGAATTACATCGCTGGTTTATGTCATCAGACTTAAATTTATATCTTGACGGTTCTTGACACCTCACCCCCTCCTCATCCACAAAAGCACACTTCTTCGGCATTTCACCCTTCTATAAAATCACCCCACCTAATTTAATTTCAATTTTCCCTCAATAAAAAAATTGAAATTGTTTATTCCATTTCACCCTAATCCATACACAGCTCCACACTCTCCGCGATGACCCTCCATTTCCAATCACAACACGACTATATCACCCAAAAATACGGCTCCACCGCTTCCGCCTCCGCCGCCTCCGCCTCCGTCGTCACCTTCAAGCCAGGCCACACGAAATCTCTCGGACGCACCGCCAACCAAATGAAAAACCCCATCTGGGAAATAATGAACCCCCACACCGGCGAAATCACGGCGGTCATCATGTATTGCGAACCAAACGAATACTGTGAATTATGCCCCACGAGCTACCAAAAAATACTGGAATACGAAGCAACCCACAACAAAGGCGAGAAACTCACGTGGTATAAAACCACGAACGGATATATTTCGTGCCACAACAACGTCTTCATCCATCAAGTGATTATGGACACATGGGGAAATGGAAAAGGCACGAGCATCGTGAGCGTCGACCACCTCGACCGTAATCCCATGAACAACAGATACGACAATTTGCGCATTGCGACGATGCAAGAACAACAAAAGAACAGCAAAGGAACCGCGGATGACGGAACCAAACGCGAGAGAAAGCATAGTGCTCGCGCTCTTCCCGCCGGCATCACCCAAGATATGATGAAGAAATTCGTCGTGTATTATTTCGAATGGTTAGATAAAGAACACACGAGGAGTCGCGAATTCTTCAAGGTTGAGAAACATCCCAAACTTGAAAAACCGTGGATGACGAGCAAATCCGAAAAAGTATCGCTCATACAAAAATTGGAAGCCGCCAATAAGGTCGTCAGCGATTTGGAACAGGGCATCTTCCCCGAGGATACCGCACCCGCTGCGGTGCTCCCGAAGTATTTATCGCTCGTCGTTGTGCGCGAAAAACCACACTTGGTATATGAGCGAAGACGACCCGACACCGGTGTTCGGGAAGGATTACGCATGGTATTGCCTGAAAATTATACAATCGAGGATGAAATCGCGAAGATGAAAGAGAAAGTAGAAGCGAAATACGGGGTGGGGGCGATGGATTGAACCAATCAATAATAAAATTCAATAATAAAATTGAAGTATAAGTATTTTTATTTCCGACCAATACCATAAACAATCCAACAATCCAACACCCCCACAACACCCGATGCGACCACTACGCCTTGTTCACCCAACCAACCTTATCCCCGGCAAAATGTACCTCATCCGCGAAAAACGACCGGAATATGCCCACATGAATAGCAAAGGCGTCTTTGTAAAAAACGAGTATCCAATTTCACCTCATCATTGCACGATGAGCCACTTCACGAATGTTCAGTCAAACAATAATACGCGCTACCCCGACCTCTGCCTTCAAGACACGTATTGGAACTATTATGAAGCCGACGCCGTTGAACGCGCCTACACTACACATATTCTTCGCATCATCACGGGCGACCCCGATTTCATATTTGAGGATTATTGAATCATCATCTATTCTTGTTATTATTATGATGTTCTACATCCCTACACCCCCTTCACCATACCCATCCCAACCATCTTCCACAGAACCACCGACACGACACTTCCGGCGATAAAACCGTTGCCAGCCGCCTCCAAAGTCTTCCCGAAAAAGAAATACGCAATCGCTGGGAACACGATATACGTCAGCACGGCGTAAAACGCCATAACGCCGGTATATTTTGTAATGTTGAAATTAAGATTCATCGTTGATTGGGGGTTATGATATATAGAGAGAATAGAATATCATTTATTTATTCGCATAATATTTATAAATTCCTCCTATAATCCAAGCAGTATTTATCACGATAGATTGATATTGTTTTGACGTAATACAAACAATTAGTAATCCTGTTGCGCCGAGCGTATTCAATATAAAATCTATGTCTCGTTCAAAAGTCATGACATATGGACACAATACTAATATACTTCCCGTCCATCCAAGGCCTTCTAAAATAAATTTTGTAAGCTTATGTTGGGAGGTTACTGTAGAAACCGGAATGGGTTCCTGAACGGGAATTATTTTGTTTGAAGCATGGTCGTTAGACATATTATATCATGGTTCCTATTTTTATTTTCAATCTTCAACGATGAAAATAAAATTGTTATTCCTTATACGACACGCGGTGGATTTACTCTAATTATATAATGTGGTAGTAGTAGTTGGTTTTGTCATCAAATCATTTAATTGTATTATTCGTTGTCTCCTCCGTCTCCGTCTCAGTCTCCGTCTCCGTCTCAGTCTCCGTCTCCGTATCCTTCGTCTCCGTATCCTCCGCCTCCGTATTCCACGCCAACACCCCGCCCGCCACTACAAAAACAACCGAAAACCACCGGTCACTCGGGTAATTCCGGAGAAATAAAAACACCGCCGCCAAAAAAATCGCCGCGAATGCGACGAACGAAATCATTGTGTTACAATTCATAATTACGTGTTCAGAGTGGTGGTATATTCCGATAATATAATATTCTAAACATCAAACCGCATTATACCACATACGGCAGTAAATACTCCTCTCTTTTTTCATACCGGGTCTTCAATACTGAATCCGAAGTCGCCGACGATACCGGTGTTGTTGACGAAACACAGCACCCACAATGGTCTTCATTGGCCTGGTCTATTTTAATCTGAATAATCTTCGGGTCGTATTGAATGCCCCACCGGCCTAGCGCGACTGATGATGACACCGACGACGCATGATGGGTGTGTGTCCGAGTGACAATTCTTTGAATAAATGACAACATTGTGAATCCTTCTACACTACAGAAACGAATCATCACGAAGAACGATTCAATTTTATACGCCGCGTCCACCCCCGCCCCCGCCCGTATTTACAATGCTGGCGCTGAGAGAATCCGCGTGGGCGTCGGCAGTTGATACTGCGTTTGTATTTCATAGACCAATGACGGCGTGTGGAAGGCATTCTTGTATATACTATCATACTACTAAAAATCCGATGCCCGGCTTCGCTCGGCTCCGCTACAGCCCTCGCAACAACCCCTGAATACTATCCAGGTCCGTCAAAAACCGCGGATACCGGGCGTGAAATTCGCGCATCTTCGAAAAACAATCCGGGTAGGACTGATTGAGGAGTTCCTCTGTTACATCCGCCCATCTCTCGACAACGAGACACGGAAACCCGGTGTCGGGCGCATACAGTCGGTCAAACACCGTATGAGTCCGGAGGACAATCGGAACGCATCCCAGGTAAATACATTCGTAAAATCGGTGCGTATCCACGCCACACCCCCGCGGGCAAAGCGCATACCTGCTTTCAAGCGTCTTATCATAGACTAGCGCCGCCGGCACTTTTTCAAAGCGATTCTCCTCTCTAGCGTCAGCGGCGGCAGCGGCGTCATTGAGGTTATAAACGAAGGATGACGACGCGCCTGCGCCCTCACCCGCGAATAGGTCGTAGCACTCCTGTCGTGACGGATGTGTCCATAAACTGAAACACAGTAAACATTTTATAGGCCGCACATTTGCGCCCAACGATGTGCGAAGCGACGCCCCCTTTTCAAGCAGATATCGTTGGTTGTACCTGCGATGTATCGCCACAATCGTCCCGCAGTCGCGTATCCCAATCGGCATAATGTGAACTTTCGGGTGGTCGTATTCGTTGTTTTGGACGAGTATCCGAATACTTACTGGAAGTAATCTCTCAACAAATTCCCACGCAACCAGCGGTTCTTCCATAATATAAAACACTACGCGGACATTACGCGCCCGCAGAATCGCGACGAGGGTATGGACGGGAACGTTGGATTCTCTCGTCGATATAAAAACCGAATCTCCGTCGCGCAACTGTGCGGCGTATTCCGCGTAATCATGAATCCCTACATTTATGCGGTTGGTATAACACAACGTGCTATGAAGCGCGAATCCGATTTGCGACAATTTAAATATTAGTTGCGACGACAGTGTGCGTTTTGCTTGCTGGATTGCGTTCATTGCGGACACGGATAGTATTTAGGAGCGTTCAAGTTTTATATGTTTTATGCCCTTGTTATACAAATGACAGACGCCGCCGACGCCGCCGACGCCGCCGACGCCGCCACCGCCCCTCCGCCACAGTCTCCCGTGCTATCGAGCAGGAACGACAAACGCGAGAGAAAACAGACCGCACAGGTATTGCCGCCTGGCATCACGCATAATATGATGAATAAATACGTTGTATACTACCGAGAGATGGTCTACCTTAAAAACGGGAAACAAGTTCCGAGAGAATATTTCAAAGTAGAGTCGCACCCGAAGCTCGATAAACCGTGGGTCACATCCAAATCGGCGAAAATCTCCCTGCTTGAGAAGTTACATGACGCGAATGAATATGTTACGAAATTGAGCGCGACGGCGAGCACGAGTGCGAGCACGAGTGCGAGCGCGATCACGACTCGGTTGCCAAAATACACAATGCTGCGTGTCGTTCGCGATACACCCACCGCGACCATTCTCTCATTAGTCTATGACCGTAAAGATAATCTGAACGGATTTAGATGGACGTGTAGCCATACATTTTCGTCTACGACGGCGACGGTGGTCGCATTAGAACATTTACAGGAAAAACTCCGAGAGAAATATGGCGTGAATATCGCCGGAATATAGTATACGTAGTATACATAGTAATACGTAGTATACATAGTAATACGTAGTATACATAGTAATACATAGTCATGTATATTTACTCGTCGTCGTATCATACAGAAAACGACATTAGTAACCCAACCCCTACAGTTCCACGCGGAAAACGAAGCGACTTAACCGAAAAAGACTTGGAAGACTTCCGGGCCTCATTTTCTGATTTGTTTCACGATGAAACTTTTTAGAAAAAAGATGATTGTGAGATTCAACGAGCTATTTGAAAAAAATTGAAATCCTTTTTCTCAAATAAGATAAAGACAGTGCCTCCTACCAGATACAAGCAATCAAATGTCGTCGTCCAGAAATACCGCCAATACTACCACCGCCCCCGCCAAGCCTTTCTGTAAGGTTTGCCGTGATGCCGGGAAACCCGAATCGGAATACACCAGCCACTTCGTCAAGGACCAGCCCGGACCCAATGGAAAAGTCACCTGCCCAACGCTCCTGAATCAAGCCTGCCGAATCTGCGACAAGACTGGACACACGTCGTCCTACTGCCCTCAATACCGTCGCCCCCGTCGTGAAGAACCCCGCCGTGAAGAACGCTACATCGAACGTGAGCCCCGCGATGACCGTCGCCGTGAAGAACGCTACATCGAACGTGAGCCCCGTGATGACCGTCGCCGTGAAGAACCCCGCCGTGAAGAACGCTACATCGAACGTGAGCCCCGCGATGACCGTCGCCGTGAAGAACCCCGTCGTGAAGAGCCCCGCCGTGACCGCGGCGGTTCCTATGACCGTCTTCGTGAAGACACCGAACGCCGCGAACGAGAGATTCGCCAACGGGACGATGAATACTACCGCGAGCAAGACCGCCGTTCCAAGCCATGGCTTCAAGCCGCGTTGAAAAAGCCAGAACAAGAAGAACAACGCCATCGTCAGCCATACGCCCACCCTCATGGACCTCGCGTTCGCCTGAATATCGAAGCACCCGCTCTTTCCGTCTACAAACACGCCGAGGCGCCACCGCTTCCTGCCATCGATGCGCTGAAGGTCACACTCAATCACGCGTCCGCATGGGGCGATGAAGACGCGGAAACTTTCGTGTGTCAACCGGAACAAATGGCCAACGCCTTCCTCCAAAATGCAATGATGTCAAACTTGACCACAAGCGCCGAATACGACTTCATCGCGGCGTGTGATGACCAGAGCCAGATGCCCTTCTTCTGCGGCCAGTAAACATTCAGGAACACTATAAGGTATGTATAATCTATGTATGTGTCTATGTAACTAACACTTTTTATTCACGAGTGTATTTCATCCATGAATAAATTGAAATGTTTTTATCTTCGTATTGAATAGCAGTATCATTATCGTTGACTTTTTGGAAAAAGAAAAATGGCAATCATCGAAACCACCACCATTGATTTAGCAGAACGAATCTACAGTTATCCCGACGGAACCGTTTACATGGGATATATGCGCGTGAACACCGATCATGATGTCGGACTAAGCCTTCTGCGTCATGGCAGCGGGACTCTTCGCACTCCTGCGTTCGTCTACGGCGCACCTCTCAAAGATTATACAAGCGAGGAAGCCGTCGAAAACGCGCAATACGCAAAATGGCACGAATATACTGGAACATGGGCGAACGACAAACTTCACGGATACGGCGTTCATGTTCAGAAATCTGGCGATGGGGGCGAAATCGTTGTATTTGAAGGGTTATGGGAAAACGGAAAACCGGTGAAGTCTATTCACGCCAAAGATGAAGATGGAGCATATACATTCGACGATTCGGTATTCGGTTAACCCTTACAGCGTTTCATATATTTTGGTAATTATACTAAATTATTAGATTGCATGACGCTGTAAGGGTTAAATTATCGACGTTCGTGGGGACCTGGCGAACGATGTTAAAAAATTGAAATGTTTTTTTTTTATTGTATGGATTAGCAGATTCACAGAAAATGACGACTACGACGACGACACTCCCCGAACCCAAATACCGCCGCTTGGATATGGCAAATCTCCCACCATACCGTTTGGAAAAAATATCACCCCAAGACTACATGAAAACAATCCCAGGTGACAGCATGATACGATTCAAGAATGTGTGGGATGACGAAACAGAAGCAAGACTCGCAGAAGAGAAAGAAAAAGTCGACATGTCGCGAATGATGTCGCGCCGCACCCAAACGAAATCGACGAAAATGCGCCGTCGTTTCTGTAAGTTTTGTCAGCAACGCGGCTTCCCACTCGCGGTTTGTAAGACGCATTACACGAAAAGCGGGCCGGAATTTGGCTCAAAAATCACGTGCCCGGCGCTTCTCGAGCAACAGTGTGCCAGATGCGGCGAAATCGGACACACACCGAAATACTGTAAGAGTGAATACTGGCTGAATACCAACCCGTGTGAAATCTCAAGTCATCGTGACCCGTGGGGTCTTGACTGGTTTAATTTAGATGCGCTTGATGACGCACGTATACCATCTTGGCAGAAACCGATCCCCCCAGCGCTCCAGAAGAGGCACGAAGAATACGAAATGAAATACGTGAAACCCTCTCGAGTTTGGATTGAAATGACCGGCGACCACAAGCATTACACGAACGACTTTCGTATTGTCATGTGTATTGAAAGCAGAGATGATGACTGGTTTCATGTGCGTCCCCGAACCGAATACGAAGAGAAGGTTCAAAACCATTACGAATGGATGCGGACTGTGATGTGGGATGAAACGCGCCAAACTAACTGCCACAATTTCTTCATCGTGAAATCGCCGCCGCCGACTTATGAGGAGGCGAATGCGGCTGCGGAGATATTACTGGGCACGGCCGCAGGCGGTGATGTAGGAGAACTTACTACCTCGGCGTTGAGACGCCTCCCGCAACGGTACAGGGCTGATATTGAGAGGGTTTGCGCCGATGCGATGCGGGATATATTGAAGGAATATCAGGAACATCAAGGATTACTATGGTAAGTGCGTGTGTGTGTTACTAACACTTTTTTATTGTAATCCTGGTGGTAATAATAATAATAATAATAAATAAAAAGTGTTAGAACACACACACACACACAGACTACTTACACATTTAATGGTTCCAAATATTCTCTTGAGTTTGCGCTGTATTCTTGGATGAACAAACCACGTCATTCCGGTTCCGTCCGCATTTGGTATTGGGTTTCGATGAACGGGCCCGGCGTAGAGTTCTGGATGCGTCCATTCGTTTCGCTCTTGATTGACTTG